GGTTTCCGATCATCCAGCCGAAGAAGTCGTTCAGGTCCTCGCCCAGCGGCGCCAGGATGTCCAGCAGACCCCGGGTGCCTGGGATCTTCACCAGGTGCTGGCCGTTGTCCGCCCACGCCGCCTGTCCGTGCAGCAGCAGCCCCCGCATCACCGACGACGCGCCGCCGTTGGCCAGCCGCGCCGCCACGTACGGGTCTTGGTCCACGGGCAGGCCTCCAAGCTCGCGCTCGACGGCCTGGGAGATGCCGGTGAACTGGTCAAGGTAGCCCTGCTGGAACTGCCGCCCCCAGTTGTCCTTCCAGGCCTCCACGGCCCGGCCGTAGAACTCGCGGACCTTGTCGCCGGCCCGGCGCAGGCGGCTGCGGGTGTCGATGCCGGCCCGCGCCAGGGCCTCGCGTTGCTCCGGCGTGTGGCGGTCCACGCTCAGGCTCGCGTCGTTGCCGGCTGGCGCGGTGGCGGCGCTTTGGCTGGTGGCCTGGCTGCTTGCCTGGCTGCTGGAGTACTCCTTCATCGCCTGCACGACGGCATCGCGCGCGGCCATTACGTCGCTCAGGTACTTGTCGGTGCCGTACGGGCGCTCGTTGCGCAGGCGCTCCAGCACGCCGTTGAGGAAGTCGCGCACGGCGCCGAGCACGCGCTGGAACAGGCCCGGTCGGCCCTCCTGCAGGCCGCGCCAGAACGCGGGATCGGTGAAGTTGTCGCCGACGATGTCAGCCACCAGTTCCTCGCGGACCGTCTGCGCGCTTGGGACGGTCAGCGCGGCGTTGTTGTAGGTCTTGGCGATCTCCCTGAAGTGCTCACCAGGGTCCTTGATGAGCGCATCCAGCCGCTCAGCGAGTCGGTCGTACAACTCCGGCTTGTCTCTGCGCATCTGGTGCAGCAGCTCGTGCCCGAGCACGGACATGACCGGCCGCTTCGTGCCGGCGTTCATGAACAACAAGTCGGGCCGGCTAGACAGGGCCACACCGTTGATTCTGGCGGTTCCACCTCCCTCCGACGTGAACAGCACCACGCGCTTTTTGAAGAGGGCACGCATCATCGCCACGGCCGCGAAACGTTCCTGCTCGGCTGCAGACGCACCCTTCTCGATCCGCGTGATAGCCGGCGCCGCCGTCAGCGTGAACCGCCGCTCCTTGCCACCGGAAAGTTTTCGCTCCAGGTAGGCCACGGCCTCAACGTCGGCAGCGCTGGCCTGGCCGCCGGCCACTGCTGCGGCTGCATCACGGCCCAGGTCAAGCTGGGCGTCCGGGTACTTCTCCGCGAGCTTTGCCAGGTGCTCGGCGCGGATGAAGAAGCCGCCGTCCTTCTTGAAGGTGTACTCGTCCACCTCCTTGGCCTGAGCCAGCGTCAGGTCCTTGCGGACCACGCCCTTCAGCAGCTTTCCCTTCTGGGTGGTGTGCTCCACCAGCACGGCACCGGTGGCGGCGGCCAGCGCTTCGCCCTGCTGTGTGGCCGCAGCCTTCTCGGCTTTGGCCGCTGACCTCGGCGCAGGCGCGGGAGCGGCCGGCGCTTGCGCCTCTTTGCCGGTCTGGACGCCTGCGCGCGGCTTCAGCTCCAGGCCCTCCATGCGGTCAAACAGTTCGTTGATGTCCTTGGCGTCGGTGTAGTCGCGGTTTATCTGCTGCGGCGGCTGCTCGTCCTTCTTCGTCTTCTCGATCACGACGACGCGCGTCATCACCTGCGTGCCGGCGCGCTCGAACGTCACGGCCGGCAGCTTGATGTCCGCCACCAGGTGCAGGCCCTCGGCCGGCCGCACGGACTTTGTGCGAGGTCCCGTGGGGTTGACCTCTGTGATCGACTGCACCGTGACCGTGGTGTCGTAGTTGTAGCCCGGGGCCCGAACCATTACGACGTCGCCCCGTTCAGCGCCGACTGGCTTCCCGACCACGCGCGCCTCCGGCTCCCAGGCCGCACTGGTCTTCAGCGTGTCGCCGCGGTAGACCGGCCCCAGGGTCGGGTGCTCGAACAGCGGCTTCAGCGGCCTCTGCTCCTCCTCGTAGAACCACTTGTCGAACTTCTTGTCGGCGGCCGGGCCCGTCGGGATCAATGCCACGATACGGCCGCCCTCGCGCAGGTGCTGCTCGGCTGCCTTCGCCAGGTGGTCGATCGCGGTCCGGCCGGCGGTGCCGAAAGGCGGGTTCATGGCGATGCCGTCGTACTTGTTGACGACGTTCAGGTCCTCGAAGTCACCGCGGATGATCTTGCCGTCGAAGACCATGGCCAGGCGCGAGCCCAGGGTGTTGCTGGGCTCTACGGCCGTGCGGTTGGCTGTCTCCGGGAACCAGCGGGCAATGGCGCCGTGGCCGGCGCTTGGCTCCAGCGCGTCCTCGCCACCGCGCAGGTCCAGCATCTGCACCATCTTCAGGCCGACGGGCTCGGGCGTGGCGAAGTAGTCGGTGCCCTCCTTCGCCTTGGTCTTGGCCGTCTTCTTGGCCGTGCCGAAGTAGAACGCCTTCGCGCGGTCGTACTCGGTCACGGCCTCGTTGGCGAGCCGGTCACGCTCCTTGCCGCCGGTGCCCTCGCCTTCGTGGCCGGCGGGGAAGTCGCCGCTCTCCTCGAAGCCGGCGATGAACGCGTCCTTGAGCGCGCGCGCGAGCTCGCCGGTGGCCAGGTTCTCGGCGGCGCTGGCGCGCTCGGCGATCGTCTGCGCGAACGCCCACCGCTCCCAGTTCGTGCCGGTGTTGAGGTAGCGGAAGATGGCGTTGCTGACCTGGCCCGTGCGGTAGATGCGCCCTTCCTGCTGGATGCTCATCGTCGGCTGCGTCGGCAGCCCCAGGTTGAACAGCACCCGCTGGTGCTTGCCGGTGGTGTCGTGGCCGCTCCAGCCCTTGTTCTTGGCCGACTGCACGAGCGCAACCTGCGGGCCGACGTCGTCGTCGTTGAAGCGCTTGTACCTGGCCAGCAGGTCCGGCTTCTTCTCGTCGCCGTTGATGAGCAAGACGCCAGGGAACTCGCGCTTGAACCTGGTGATTGGCGACACCAGTTCGGCCAGCAGGCGGTCGCCGGCGAGGTTTGGAAATGCGTTCCTGAACTCCGCGGCGGCGGCGTTGCGGGCCTCCAGCACGGCCTTGTACTTGTCGAACCCCTCCTCGTCCATGTGATCTGGGCGCCTCAGTGGCGCATCGATCTGGGCGAAGGCGAAAGGGTTGCGCGAGCCGCCCTTCTTGAAGTCGTGGAAGACCACCACCTTGCGGCCGATGGCCATGTGGTCGCGCACGTGCTGGATCACCTCCTTGGCCTTGATCGCCTCCAGCAGGTACCGGCGCACCAGGTGCCCGGTCTTGCCGAACAACTGGTCGTTCAGTTCGGCCTCGATGAAGGCCCAGCCGTCCACCGCATCCTCCTTGTCCTTCTTCTCGATCCTGGATGTCTTGGCCTGGTCGCGGATCCACTCGATCGCGCGGTCAATCTCGTTGCCCACCGCCGACTCGGCAAGGATGAAGCGGCGGTCGTAGTCGGCATCGACGTCGAGCATGCGCCCAGACAGCACGCCCTGCTTCTTCAGCCAGCCGTTGAACTGGCGCTGCAGCAGGCCTCGGTCAACCTTCGAGTCCGGCTCCGTGAGCTTGCCATAGCGCATGCGGTAACCGAAGTGCTGCATGAAGAACTTCTCGCGGGCGCCGCCCTCGTTGTAGCCTGGGCTCGCCTGCTCTTTCGCGCCAGCCCCGTCCGGGTCGTAGTCGAAGAGGTAGCCGTCGGCCCAGTCCACCGTCTTCTCGTAGGCGAACGGCGTTGCCGACAGGCCTGCCACGCGCGTGCGCTTCTCGCCCTGCCTGGCCGCCACATCTTCCTCGACGCGTTTGCGGGCCTCTTTCAGTTTCTTGTTCAGCGGCTCGTAGCGCTGGCGCAGCGCCTCGATCTGGGCGTCCAGATTCTTCCTCTGCTCGGCCCCGGTTCCGAGCCGATCCTTCTCAAGCTTGGCGATCTGGTCCGACAGGTCGCGGCGCGTGTTCACGTCGTCGCGGTTGAGCATGGCGAAGCGGTCGCTGACGCCGCGCGGGTGCAGCGTGATCGCCCGCAGCGCGTCCAGCGCCTTGGTCTGCTTGCCGTCGGCCGACTGCATCAGCATGTGCACTTCGTCCGGCACCACCAGGTCCCAGGAGCGGCCGGCCAGGGCATCGTTCTCGCCCAGGTTCGCGTAGGTCGTGATCGTCACGCCGCGGCCGGCATCCTTCGTGTCCGCCAGCGCCTTGATGTCGAGCCCCAACGACGTCCCCGACTCGATCCAGTCGGCCATGATCTTGGCATCCGGCACGACGATCAGGACGTCACGCTTGCCGGCTCGGACGAAGCGCTTGACGATGCCGAGTCCGCTGAAGGTCTTGCCGGTCCCCGTCCCGTTTGTAAACAGCATGCCGTAGCCGCCTGGCTTCGAGAACCGCTGCTCGGCCTTGAACACGTCGTCCTGCTGGCCTGGTTGCAGGTATGGCAACGTCGCCCGGATGTTGTCGATCCCGGGCTCCTGCTTCACCGATTCGGCGGCGCGCTGGGCTGCTCGCTTTTCCGTAGCACTGGCCCACGCAGCAGTAGGCCGCGCAGCCGGTCCTGCTGGCCTGGGGTCAGGCTGAACTCCCGGGATGCCAGGATCGTCGCTTCGCTCACCGTCGTCAGTTCCGGCATCGAAGAGCGAAGGCTCTGCCGCCCGGCCGCTTCCACGTAGCGGCTGATCGCCAAGTTCTCGAAGAGGAGAGGCGCCACCAGTAGGTACGCCCGCGTTGTCCGGGCGTCCGCGCCGAGCGCTTCCAGTTCGTTTTCCATCGGTCTGAGGGCCTTCACCAAGTCCTCGGCCTGAAAGAGCTTCTCCCACCTCTCGCTCGACATTTCCTGCGTCGCCGCGATCTCGTTCCACACCGGTGTCGGCGTCTCGTACATTGCCCTGCTCCTCTGCGGCCGCAGCCGTCTCGTCCAGCTTGCCAAGTGGCGTCATGTCGGTCTGGAGCGCCGCAGCGCGGGGGTCGTAGTAGACCGCCGCATACCAGCTCTTCAGGTATGGGCGCACCACCTCGCCCAAGTCATCGATCATTGCCTTCGCGTAGGCAGCGAACGTGCGCGCACCCTTCTCAATGTGGTAGCCGGTCAGCGTGATGCCGGCCTGGAACACCTCCGGGTCCAGCGCCCCGCCTTGGCCCTTCTTCGTGCCTGGCCGGCCTGGCTGCTCCAGCTTCTTGCGCAGCAGCGCCCGGGCCCGCTCGGCGGCGTCCTCGGTGAAGATCGTGTTCTTGCTGACTTCCTGTTTTCCCGACTCTTTTGTGGGCGGTGGTGCCGGCGGAACAGCTTCGGCCGCCGCTGGTGCCAGTGCTGCCGGCGCAGCTTCGATGCCAAGGTCCCGTTGCGTCAGCCCAAGCTTCTCCATCATTGGCGCCAGCAGGCTCACCGGCTTGTCGCCCAACAGCACCGCACCTATGGCGTCGGCAATGATCTCGTCTGGCTTCCTGGCGTGCCGCCGAAACCGATCATTGGCGTGGTTGTGCACGCCCGGCCTGAACTCGCGCGAGGCAGCTACCAGGTCGTCCCAGTTGGAGATGTAGCGCTGCACCTCGCTCTTCGGGAACCCGCGGAACCCCAACTGGCGCTTTTTCATCACCACGTGGCCAAGCTCGTGAGCGAAGACATGTGCCTTTGACACGTCGCGCTGGCTATCAACGTCGCCGTCAGGGATCGTCACCATGTCGCCGGTGGCGTGCCAACCGCCTGCACTCTCTGTGACGCTCACTCCGAGGGATTTCGCGACGGCCATCAGCCGCTCGATCCTTGCCCGGCCGGCAGACTGCGCCACCGGCTCAGCGGTCGGCGCTACCCCAGCGGCTTGTACACCGGCGCCGGTGGCAGTGGGTACTCCCGGCCTGGCGGCTGGGATGCTTGGTGCTGGCGCTGGCGCTTCAACTGGCGCGGCTTCTGCTGCTGGTGGGGCTGCATCGGTGGGCTGACCTTTCGCTTCGGTGGTGGTTGGCTTGGCCGTCTCGGCCGGGAAGAACTTCTGGCGCGGGCCCAGGGCGCGAGCGGCCTTGACCGCAGTCAGCGCTTCTTCGGTGCTGGCCCCGGCCGGCACCCGCACGGGTTCCCCACTGTCATAGTCCAGCAGCTCGTGGCCTTCCAGCCACGGCGTGTGCGTCCCGTCTGGGTTCGTGCGCAGCTCCAGCGGCACCGCCTGCTTCGGCGTAATGCCTACCCGGGCGATCACGCGAGTGGCGTCAGCGCCTCTTCCACCGACCAGCCGAGTTCCAGCCGCTGTCGAATCGTTGACGGAACCATCCCGAGTTCGCGTGCCCACCTTTTCAGTGGTTGCGACCGCCCCTGGTGTTCCAGCATTCTGTGCTTGCTGCCGGGCAGCATCTTGCCGACCAGCAGGATCTTCTCTGCCGGCAAACCTCGGTTCATCCGTGCGTACAGCGTCGTTGCCCGCACCCCCAGTTCGCGAGACCACTCGGCCAGAGTCTGCGTCTTGCCGTTGTACTCCAGGAGCCTGACGAACCCCGGCCGGTTCTGCGACTGCTGCTCCTTTGTCGCCCACCGGACGTTGCCCGGCTGATACCCCAGACAGCCCTTTATCCGGTCCACTGAGTGCTGCGGCGTCGGCTTGGGGCCCAGTTCCTCCAGGAACAGCAGAAAGTCGGCCTCCCACTCCGGGCACATCTTGATCCCCTTCGCGCCGTACTCCGGGTAGTCGCGGCAATTCGGGTCGTTGCACCGACGTCGCGCGTGCTGCCACGCTGTCCACTCCGGGCTTCTGGTCATTCTGTGTTTCGTCATGCCCCTTATTGTAGGAGTCGCTGGTAGCGCTCGGGAACTCGCGAACCAATGGGAGTAGCTTCGTGATCGGAGCATCAAGGCGAATTACCGATACCGGTTCACCATCGTCAAGTTTCGCGAGCCACTGGTGATGGCCGTCAAGCACATAGCCATCGGACGAAACAAGGATAGATCGATTGGTGTCTGTGAACCCCTTGGCCTGAGCCACCTTGGCAGGTGAGAACTCGGCCTGTGTCGGTTTTAGGTCTTCGGCCGGCACGGCAGCCTCCGCAGCGTAGTCAACGCCACGAGCGCGCAGGAACTGCACCAGGGCGCTTCTATCGCCAGCCTTGATCTGTGGCATCTCGGCGCGCGGCACACCCTTCGTGCCGGTGTCTGGCTTGAACTCAGCCCAGTCGTTCTGGGGCGACGTGGCCGCGGCGTGGGCTGCCTCGTCGATGCCAGCAGCGGCAGGGGCCGGCGCAGGAACCTGGTCAGCCGGCTCGCTCAGGCCGCTGTAGTCGGGCTCGGCGGCAGCCGGTGTTCCAGTTTTTGCTGCCTCCGTCCCAGTTTCGGCCGCTTTCGTCTCGCCGGCCTGGGCCGCACGCTCCTCCGGCAGCACCACCGGCCCAGCTTCCAGCGAATCCAGCACGTGCACGTCAACCGGCGCACCCACCAGGTCACGCTTCTGCAGGGCCTGCACGAACCGAGAGTAGAAGGGCCCGAGCTGGGCGGCCGGGATCCCCTCTGCCGCGGCCTTGGCCCGCGCCACCGCGCTCGGCGGGATGCCGTACTGGGCCGCCGTGTTCTCGAAAATCGCCGTCGTCTTCGAGCGCTGCGTCTTGGCGTCGTCCGACACCAGCGGCGGCTCCACGCGGAAACCGCGGGCGTTGGCAATGGCGTATGGATTGGCGCCCCACTTGTCCACTGCCATGCGCTCGGCCTGGGTCAGTCCGCTGCGCGCCACCGCAGCGTCTGCTTGGCGCATCGCGTCACGGCCCTGGACGATCGCCGCTGGACCGCCGCCCATCACCGCGGTCTGGCCGATGGTGACCTTCAGCGTCTCGCCGGCCTGCTCAAGGTAGTCCTGCAGCGTCGCGTTGGGCGACTGAGCCGCCGGTCCGGCCTTGTCGGCCAGGAACTGAATCGCCGTGGTTAGTTGCTCGCCCGGGATCTCCTTGCGGATCAGTTCGCCGAATGTCTTGGCCATCTCGCCCGGCGGCAAGTCGCGCACAACGCCCTTCAGCAACTTGATCTGCTGCGTGAATCCGAAGCGCTCTCCAAGCACTTCCGCGGCACCCATGATCCCGGCTCGGGAAAGCGAGTCCTGCATGCTGAACCCGGAGTTCCTACCGGTGTTGTACTCCGACAGGGCCGTCTGCGTGAACAGGGCGCGCATGGCGGGACCGCCGCCAAGCCCAACGACCAGCGTCGGCACGGATTGCCCGATGCTGTTCGTGACGTCGGCCACCAGCTTTTTGGTGCCCTGCATGTCCTGCATCGCACCGCTTTGAAACACGTCCCCTTCTTTTGAAGCGGCGCCAGCAATCCCGGCCACCGTGTCAAGGCCAGCGAGGTCTGCCGCCAGGCGAACCGCACCGAACAACGAATTGCTGACGCCCACGCTGGCGGTTACTGCGCCTCTGGCTACCGGGTTGTCCGTGAAGTCACGGAAGTTTGCGGCGGCCTCTTGCGTCGGACTGAGGGCGGTCAGGTACTGGGGCCCGCGCGCGTTTTGCTCACGGATCTTGCGCAGTTGCTTGAGCCGCTCCGGCTCGATGGAGCCTTCCTCAATCTGCGCGTCAGAGTACCCAGGTCGCGGCGGCACCTTGTCCATGAAGGCGCCAAATGTTTCAGGTCCTTTGACTGGCGCCCCGCCACGGCCGCCGATGTTCCAGCGCGGAGCCGCTTGTGATGACGGGGGCGCCGCATTCTGCTCCTGGTCCAATTTGGCGGCTTCAGAGTCATGCAGCCGCTGTGCGTACTCTGTGGCCGCCTCTGGGGTCTTGAAAACACCAAGGTGCCTGCCAGTCTTACGGTACTGGTCGATGGCCTCTTCGTCGCTCATTACGCGCCCGGCATCGCTCACGGTAGGCATCAGGACTTCGCGGCCGTCGATGTTCGCGCTGATCGACCGAACCGTGCTGGTAGAGCCGTCACCATTCTTGACGCGCGGCCGGTTCGACATGTCGATGTTGCCGGCCTCAAGCTGGTCAGACGCCAGCGACGGGTTGGTGACGCCGCGTCCCCCCGCGACACCCGACGGCCTGACGCCATCCGGAAGAGGCTTCCGTGCCTCGGCGGTGCGAAGTGCGTCCGTCTGCTGGCGCGCCACCCGAGCGATCACGTCGTCCGGGGTACCCTCCTCGAAGTCGAGGACCGTGCCGTCATACAGTTCTGCTTGTGGCATTCACTTCACCAGGTTGCCCTGCTTGTCGAACTTCATCACCTTTGGCGCCGCCTTTTGGCCGCCTACGGCCGCGGCCGGCGCCGGCTCTGCCTGGGTGGCCAAGGTCGCCTCGGCTTCGGCGCGCAGATCCTTCGCGCTCTTGCCGATCCCATCCACGCTCTTTCCGATGTCGCCGGCCAGCTTGTCCACGCGCTTGGCGTAGTCCTGGGCCTTGACCGGCTTGCCGTCCAGCACCAGTTGCTTCACCGAGCCGTCCCGGAACACGCCGACCATGTAGCCGTCGGCGCCTACCTTCGTGCTCTGGATTGTGGTCGATGGGTCGTTGCCGCTGCCGCGGCCGCCAGCCGGCCGGGCCGTGCTGATGGTCTTGACCAGCCCCGAGATGGCGGCGTCAGCCTCTTCGTCGGAAAGCGAGCCGCCGTTGCTCTCGCGCTGGCCGTTGATGGCGTCGATCTTCTCCTGCGTGGTGCCCGCGCGCTTCTGTGGCGTCGGCTTGGCGTTGCCCTCGATGCGGCGCTCGCTGACGACGCGGCCGCTCTGGTCCGTGGTCTGCTCCAGCACCGATCCGCCAGCCGGGATTGGCGTCCGCGTGGTGCTGAGCGTCTTCGTCGGCTTCACGCCCACGCTGGAGCGCGCCTGCAGGTACTCGGCCGGGTTCCACGCGGCTTCGTCCTCTTGCAGCTTGGCCAGCACCGGCGGCGCGTTCAAAACCTCCACCGCCTGCAGCTGCTTCGTCATGCGCTGCATGAAGTCCTGGACGCCGATCGACTTCACTGGATCGTTGGGGTCAGAACTGCGCCCCTGCGTGAGCGGCGCGTCGTAGTAGCCGGTTGAGCCGTCTGGCATGCCTGGTGGAACGGGCCCGCGGAAGTCCTTGCCGCTGTTGACAAAGACGCGCATGACCGGGATCACCTTCGGGTTCTCTGGGTCGCTGCTGTTCGGGTCCGGCACCACGTTGATGATCTGCTTCGCCACGATCTTTCCGTGTGGGCTGTCGGAGCCGACGCCGACGGACAGTTCAGGCGCGTGCAGCACGTTGAGGCCGCTGATGACGCGCCCCATGTCGTTGCTCTGCAGGCCCTCCAGCACGTTCATGCTAGCCTTTTCGATCGGCGCCATGCCGCCGGGCACGCGGATGTAGTCCTTGGGATCCCGTCCCGTGGCCACCGTGGCCGCGCGCGCGAGCTGGCCGGGCCCGAGCGTGGCGGGATCGACCTTGCCAGAGGCGATGGCCTCCAGGTCGGCTTTCCCGGCCTGCTCGGCAGCCGTAAAGTCCATGCCACCGGACGCCTTGGAAAGCAGTTTGCCGCGCGCCTGCCGCAGGCCCTTCACGCGCGTCGCGAAGTCCTGCTGGCTGGCAGAGTCCCTGGGCACGCCGGAATCGACGACGCCCTGCTCCTCCTCCTGAAGGAGCTTTTCCTGCTGGCCCAGCGAAGCCAGTGCGTCTGCGTCTGCCTGGCGCTGCCGGGCGATGCCCAGCGACTGCGTGTGCTCGGCGTCCAGCTTTTCCTGGCGCGCCTTCGCGTCCTGGGCGGCCTGGTACTGCTGCACGCGCGAGAACCCGGTGTCGATACCGTTGGCGATGGCCTCGCCGATGCTTCGTGCCATGAAGTGCTCCTAGAAAAGTCCACCGATGAGGCCGCCAAGCGTGCCGCCAATGGCCGTGCCAGCTGGGCCCCAGGCAGAGCCGATCACAGCACCAGCCGTGGAGCCCAGCTGCGCGTTCCCAGCCTTGGCCTCCTGCTCCATGTTGGCGTTGGCCGCATCGGTGGCTGCCGCGCCCCGTGCCGCGGCGCCGATGGTGCTGGTGGAGCTTTGCAGGTCCTGCTGGCCCAGCGATGCCACCGATGGCCCCGAGATGCGCGGCCGGGCCGGGATCGCCTGCGCGAGCCCGAATGTTCCTGTCCTCATAGTCCACCTCCAAGGATTGCCTGCTGGCGCTGCAGCGTGAGGTCGCGCGCCCGGTTCGCAGCGCCTGAAGTCGCAGTCGCCCGCGCCAGGGCCAGCGACCGGTTGGCAACGACCTGCTGTTCCGGATCCAGCCCGCCCAGCGGCCGGAGCCGGCGCTCTGTGGCCGCCGCCTGGCGGTCGAAGGCGCTGGACACGTCCTGCTGGGCCGACTGCATGGCTGTGGCCGCCTGGGTCGGATCCATGGCGTACTCGATGTACTTGTTCTCGTAGGGAATGAACACGCCAGCGTAGTCGGCGAACTGCTGCCGTGTCATTGCCGCCTGGATCTGCTCCGGGGTCCCGCCGGCCAGCGTCTGGCCGTAGAAGTTCGTGTTGCTGGTGGTCGGCTGCTGGTACTGCCTGAACGCGGAAGAAAGTACGGGCATGTCAGCGACCTCCCCTGAGTGAATTGGGCAACGTCGTGCCGCGGTAGTCCTCGGTGTTCGGCTGCACGCCGTTTGAGCCCGACCACAGGGCGGCGGCGGTGCCAAGGCCCTGGCCCACCAGGCCGGCGGCGCCGATGCTGCTCTGCAGTGACCTCTGGGCCGCATCCCGGGCCTGCTGGCCGCTGATGTCGGCGGCCGTGCTGGCGCTATCGATGGCCGTCGCCTGCTGGCCGCGGCCGGCGGCTATGGCGCGGCCGAGGCCGGACACGTACTGGTCCTCTGCGCCCTGGTCTGCCGCCACGGCACCGAACCCCGCTGACGTGGCGGCATCGGCCCCCATGTCCACGGCGCTGAGCTTGTGCGCGGCCGAGCCGAGTTCTCCGCGGCCGGCGGCCACGGCGTCGGCCTGCTGGCCAGCCTGACCGAAAGCGGCCGCGTTCTCGGCGCTGGTCTGGCCCAGCGACCGCGTGCGCTCGAAGGACCCGGGCTCGTGCGCGCTCGTGATCTGGGCGGCAAAGGTCTTGAGCGCTGGCAACTCACGCTGCCGGAACCGCTGGGCCTGGAACTGGGCGATCTTCAGCAGCTCCTGCTGCTGAGGTGTCTGCTCGACCGTTCCGTCGTGGGTGCTCATTGAACGCTCCTGACGTAGAGGCCGTCTCGCACGGCCCACTCTTTTCCCAGCAACCTCGCCCAGCCGCGGCGCATCGTCTCGAACGCGAGCTCGTGGGCACCAAACTCGCGGGCCACCTGCAGCATTTCCTGTTCGTGCGCTGCAAACGCGCCAGGCGAACCGTCCGACACCGCCAGCATGACCACGAGCCGGATTATCGGCCCGGCCACCACCGGGGTCACCACCACCACGCCGCGAGGGCTAGCCAGACACACGGCAGCGCCGGCCTGGCACCGCTGCAGCAACTTGTCCAGCAGCGCCTCCTTCATGCCGCTGCGGCCGGCCCGGGCCAGCACGAACGGCCAGCAGGCGGTGGCGTCGGCGATGCCCAGGCCGGCCGCCATCAGGCGACGCCGATCTCACCTTCGCCCGTCACCACCAGTGCGTTGGCGGTTCCTGATAGGCCAGTGAGGAAGTCGGTGGTGTCCAGCCGGAGCGCCCCGTACCAGTGGTCCGTGGACTTCCCGGCCACTTCCTTCGCTGTGCCAACAACCTCGGTGCCTGACGCCGACGCGCCAGTCGCGCCGAGGTAGAGACTGTAGGTTGCCGTCGTCGGCGTGCGGTTCACCACCTGAAGGTGCCGGATGAGGATGTAGAGGTCAGGTGTGCCGGCCCCGACGCCACCGGTTGTTCCGGGCGGGTTCAACAGGTCAGCGATCACCGTGCCAAGCGCGACCGGCCCGAACCTGAATGCCTTGTTTGATGCCATGACTTTGCCTTTTCTAAGCGTCCACGCTCATACCGGGTTGATGATGAACCAAGCCACATCACTGGTATCTGTCGGGTCCGCAGAGAGAATTGTGAATGAAGTTCCTCCCGAGCGAGCCGATACCGCCAATGCGGCTGGAATTGCAATGGTTCCTAGATTCTGCGCTGTCAGTTGAATACGGCTACTACCGGTCACTGCTGTCGTGTTCACAACAACAGTCCCGCCGACAAGGGTAGCTACGCCAGAGCGGGCGTTTGATCCTTCGGCCACATCCAGGCCTTTACCAGCCGTGAGAATCTGCAAACTCGCGCCGATGGCAAGGATGTCACCAGCCGCACTAGATGATTTCTGAAGCGTCAGGTTCCTGCCGAATACCAGTTCAGCATCCGCATCGGTGGCACCGGCTCCATTCATCGTCAGGTGGCAACCATTCTTTGTCGAGTTCCCACCGGTTCGCAGCGTGACACTACCGGTGGTGCCTGTGCCAGGATCTGCCTCCGTCTCAAGCTGGAAGTCGCCGAAGCCGAGTGGAAGGAGCAACTGCGACGCAAGTGCCGGGGCCGCGTCAGAGCGCATTGCCGTGGTAGCCACCCCATTAACCTCGGTGAAGTTGATCTGTTCTATCGGATCGTCGAACGGAGTCACAAGCTCGCTCAGCGTGGCCTTGCTTGTGATGCCGCTTTGGACCAACGGGATAACTTCAGTGCCGTCCAGTGGGTTAGCGTGAGTTGGTAAAGCTGAAATGGTAGGCATTGATTACCCCAGTAGGATGGCATCGCCACCTTCAGTTAGTAGCGCCCGACCTTCTTCGTCCCAAAGAAAACTGTCACCCCCCGGGCTAGAAGTCCCAGTGACCTGCTGGAGCACGATGGTGTACTCGTCGCCTCCGCAGTCGTCACAGCCTTGCGCCGCCATGGGCCCAGGCGGTCCAGTAGGTCCGGGCGGTCCCGGTGGGCCGGCCAGGCCGTCTTCGCCGTCGTCGCCCATCTGCATGGCCAGGTAGGTCGTCGGCTGCCGTGCCGTGGTTGCCGCTGTGACCTGCTGCGCCAGTTTCTCCAGGGCTTTCTGTAGGCCAACAATCTGCGCCTGCAGGGCCTCCAGCGTGTCCTGTGGGGAACTGGCGTCGAGCGTGTTGAACGCCCGATTCACTGCCGCATCGATTTTGTCCAGCCGCGTGCGGATCTGGTCCACTGCAGCCCGGGTTGCTACCAGGTCCAGCGCCATCGGAATCGATGGCCGCCCGTCCAGCACCAGGCGTCTACCGGTCGTGGCCATCAGCCGAACTCCCTCATGTCGTCAACCAGCAGCGTCTCGCGCACACGGCTCGTGCCCACCAGTTCAATCTCGTAGGTGTCGTAGTTCTCGCGCGCCGGCACCGTGAACGTGTTGCCGCTGCTGACCACCCGCTGCTTGAGCAGCACGCCGTCGCCGTAGTGCGCGACCAGCAGGTTGTCGTAGGACACAGCCCTGACCCTGCCAATGCGCAGCGACTGGGCATAGGCCAGCAGGTTCAGTTTTCCCTTCCACCGGTAGACCATGTCGCCGTCTCCATCCTCCGAGTCGAACTCGAAGATCTTCAGGCCGTTCGGAACCACCGCCGTGCTGGCAGTCGGCAGCAGCACGTCGGTCGGCTCCGTGTTGACGTCCAAGACCTCGTAGAGTGCATCGGTTTCCGGGTCAACGAACACCGCCGTGGCGTGGTGTGAAAGCCGCGTCAGGCCGGAGCCGTTCGCCTTCACGTCGAGTGCGTAGCTTCCGCTTGCCATTCAAGCCTCCAAGTCGCCGGATAGCGTAGGTGAGACCAATCCCTGCAACCAGCGCTTGGCGTTGACGACGGAACGCATGTAGCTGGGCCACAGCCTGGCGCCACTTGGCCCTGGCCGCCAGTCGTACCGCGGCACCGGATCGTAGATGAATCCCTGCTGTGCCAGCGTGCCATAGGCGATCACCTCCCAGGCATAGCAGCCGGCCGGCCAATCGATCGCGCGCAGGGCTGCGACATTGCACACCACGCCGTGGTGGACCAGTGCATGCTCGCGCAGGTAGGCCTGCAGCGTGAACGGCGCCGTGGCGCCGGGCCGTCCATGCACGGTCTCTGCCATGTAGCCGATGGGTACGCCGGCCGCCGCGGCGCGCTCGACGAGTGCTTCGCACGCTGGCACGAAGTCGTCGGCCAGCACGTCCTCGCCGCCATCCACGAAACACAGCCACTCCGCGGTGCTGCTGGCCACGGCCTCCAGCCGGCGGCGATAGAGCGCGGCGCCGTGCCGATCGGCCAGCGGCATACAGCGCAGGCATGGCATCTGCCGGATTGATTGGTTGCCCAAAGCGATGAAATCAATTGGGCTCGTATGCATATGAAGCGCCGGAATAAAACTCACCAGGCAAGAAAGTTATTGTTGTGAACCCAGATTCACCTTCTAAAAATAGAAGGCCTCCACCGTCCCCGAAGTCCATATTGCATGTAATAACCCATGTATACCCAGACCATATGCCGTCACTTGGATCTAGCGCAGAAAAGGTAGGCGCCGGTTCGCCGCCAATACTCGGGTACCAGTTAACCCCCTCAATTATCACTGGAGCCTCAGCCGGGCCATTCACTGGCACGTATACTAAATTACTTGCAACATTGGCGGATGTTGCATAACTTGCACTTAACCCCTCCTCCCATGGAATGGTTGTACCTAGAACTTCATAAGTCCCGAATGCGCGCGCACATGGGGTGGTGCTGCTTCCAACGCTATACACAAGCCAATCGGCTGCTGAGGGTGCCTCTTCTGTCTCCCACCACCAGTGCAACACACCATCATGCACGGCTGCAATGATGGACGAAGGGTTCGTCTCTCTCCACTGGCGCTTGGTGAAGACGTTCTCGGTCAGGTTGCGCAGGTTCCCCGCTGAGCCGGCGCACAGTTGGTATCCATCCGGTGACGCGAAGGCCACGCCCTGGCCGTCCAGGTACACCATGCTGCGCTTCGACACGCAGGCCTGGCTCTCGCCGGGCTCGCTCATGACGTAGCTGCCCGGATCCGTGCCGGTGCAGGTGTATGCACGGCCCTCGGTGCCGACGACGATGGTGTTCCCGACTTTTCCGATGGCCACGATGTTGAACTCGCACGAGTGGCGCTGCTGCAGCGGCCACGCGTGCGGCCAGCCGGCGGCACTGATGCACAGCTGCTTGCCGACGAAGCCACAGTAGGCGCCGCTGGGCAGAGCCATGATCCCGCGCAGGCCGTCCGGCGGCAGGTCAAAGTTCTGCGACAGGAGTTCATCGGGCCCGACCTCGTTGTCGGCGAGGTTGTCAACGAAGTCGGCCTGGGCCAGTGGGATCTCAGCCACCAGCAGGAACAGGTCGCCAGTCAGCGCCTGCACCACGCGGTAGATGCGTTTTAGCGTGACTGCGGGGTAGCCGACTGGAGCCGTGGTGCTGGTCGTCACCGTGACCTGCACACCGTCAGGCCGCAGGACGTTGGCTGTGGGCAGGCTCGGCACCGACTCCCAGCCGCGGTTGTTGACGAAGGTGTAGACGTAGGCCGTGGACGTCAGCTTCGGCACGAACCCGGTGGCGCCAGATGCCTGCACGCGGATGTTCTTGACGTCGAAGGTGCTGGCGCTCCCCAGCTGGTCGAAGCAGCTGTGGAAGCCGCAGTAGGGCCCGCGGGGCACGTTGACTGTCGCCGTCAGCGTGCCCAGGTCGTTGTCGGACAGATCGCGCACCGTGGCCGTGACGGTGGTGCTGTCGTCTTCTTTGACCTCGGCCTTGATGTGCATCCGCCAGAACGTGTTGACCGCCAGGCCCGCCACCGTCGTGCCGTCGATGAACGATCCCTGCTGCGCCCACGAACCGGTCGTGCCGATTCCAAGTGACCACACGGCGCCGGCGTGCTCGATCGCGACGACGATGCCGTCCCCAGTCTCTGACCTGTAGATTCCCCACTCCGCGCGCGAACGCCCGGCGACGTCGTTCACCTCCCAGTCGCTGGTGAACTCGCACAGGGTCGCATCTTCAATGCCGAAGTTCCTGGCGGCGAAGGTGGGGATGCCACCGCCCTGGGTGTCGCGCCACTGCAGGCGGATGACGGTGTCTCCGCCGACAACCACCTGGGATACCGATGACTCGAATGCCATGCGCTCAGTCCGAGAAGGGGATGGTTGGCGACGAGATCCAGGACTGCGCGAGCTGGTCGCCGGGGTCGGTCACGTCGATTGAAAACGTCGTCGGGCTGTTGTCCACCCCGAGCGCCAGCACTGGGATGTCGCTCGGCCCGGGGACGCCCAGCGGAAGCAGGCTGCCGGTGACGGGGAAAGGCTCGGATCCAGTCGTGGCGGCCGCGTAGGTCGTGTATACGGGCGTGTCGAACAGTTCCGGGCACGTCAGTAGCAACAGCCCATCTGGATCGTCCTCGACAACGTTGCGGGCGATGTCCACGTCTTCGTTGAACGAAAGCCAGGCGTTGGCGCTGGTGGTCGGGTGCTGGGCGAGGAAGATCGTTTGCACCGTGCCCGTGTTGGCCAAAGCCTTGGTCTGGGCGAACTGCTTGAACGGCTGCAGGTTCCCAGTCTCCATGCGGCAGTTGATCGCCACCTGGGCGGCCTGGTCTGGCAGCGCCTCCGGCGCGATGTGCGGAAGTTCGCCACGGAACTCGTTGGTGCCGATTCGCATGGCCGCCTCAAATCTTCAGCACGCGCGAGCGCGTGCGTGTGTTTGGAGCCCCGCCGACGGTGCTGACCCGGCTGCCGGCGTTGTGCTTGCGATCCGCCAGCGCGCTGTAGGTCCCGACGTTCGACTCGTACATGCGGCCGTTCATGTCGGCGCCGCGTGGATCGCTCCACGGCATGCCGACGATGGCCTTGACGCGGGCCAGCACGCCATACTCGATGGCCTGGTCGCACTCGTCAGCTAGCCGGCTGTCGATCGACGTCGAGTCTTTCTTGGGCCGCATGAAGGCCTCCACGACAAGGTCGTAGGCAGCGGCTGGCGGCGGATTTAGCTTGAACTGACCGGTCATGACGTACTCCCAGCGTTCGGGGATGTCGCTGGCAGCGTCAGGGTCCCAGAACTCTGACGCCTGCTCAACCAGCTGCCTGGTTTTGGTCGCCGACTCCAGCAGGTCGATCGAGAACACGCCAAAGAGGTCGTTGTACGTGTCGGCCGTGATCGTGTAGCTCACCTGATCCACCGCCGTGGCGATGCCGGTCACGGTCTTGGTCAGCCAGCGCGTACGCTCGCAGAAGTCGCGGCAGACGTCGATGTAGTTGCGGACCAGCGTCGGCCGTGGGCACTCCCGGCACTGCTCCGCGATCGACTCCAGCAAGGTCACCACATCGGTTTGAGCCATCACGAACCCCCTGGTGCGCCAGTGCGCGGCGCCAGCGCCATGCCGGCCTGGGCATTGAGCCCGAGCATGGCCATGGCCTTGTTCTCGTAGTAGGTCGCCTTCTCCACGTCGCGCTTGACCGAGTTTGCGCTGTAGCACTCGGCCAGCGTCAGCGCGTCGATGACGGGCTTGTAGATGTCGTTCACTGTCAGGTCGTTGCCGGCTGCAGTCAGCCGTGTCGGCACCTTCGACACCAGCGCCTTCACGGAGCCGTCGCCCGTGTTCGGCGGGTAGACGCGGAAGACCGTCTTTGCCCGGGCATCGTGGATCCAGTGGACGACGTCATCCTCCGGCGTTGCCGCCGCCCAGTTCCTGGCGCCGTTGTCGAGCATGCTCCTCGGCGCCAGCGTCACCACTGCGCCGCTGTCGATGTTGTGATAGATGTCCAGGATCGCAACGTGCGTGCCGTCCAGTTCCTGAACGGTGCCGGCAGTGAGGGTGAGGTCTGCCATGGACTGGCCGAGGTCAGGCCGGGCCAGCACCGCCTTGAACTGGGCGGTGTTGATGAAGTCCAGCAGGTCGGTGTCGCTGAACCAGTCGCCCGGGCTGGGATCCAGCAGCACCAGGCGGACCGATGCGATGACCTGGGTGCCGGTAATGCTCACGCCTTCGTCTCCGCGCGCAGGGCCTGCATCTCCAGGAACTGCTCATACAGCTTCTCGGGCTTCAGCCTGGGGTTGAGCATGTACGAGCGGGCGGTTGCCAGCTGGCGCACCTCCTCCACGGACATGGCCTTGAGGTCGTCGAGGCTGAGCATCAGCGCCGGCGCCTTCAGCGCCTCGTGCGCGATCACGGCCACAGGCTGCGCCGGCGCCAAGTCGCCCACGTCGGCTCCACTGTCGTCGGGATTGCCGTCTTCGAGCACCACCTGCACGAGGTCGGTGTTGCGGCTGGCCGCAAGATCCTGGCGCTCTTCGAGGTCCTGCGAAACAACAGGCGGCGTCTTCGGCCGCAACCCCGCGACCATCGCCTCAAGCTGGCGGATGCGCTCCATGGCCTGCTGGAGCACGTCCGCATGGTCACGTTCAAGCTGGGTCGGCTGGTCGGTCTGGGCGCGCTGCGCATCGGGCTGGGCGGTGGCCGCGCCGGCGGTTCCGGCCGGCGACATGGTTGCCGGGTCAAACAGCCGCCAGACGTCTGGGTGCTCGGCCAGCAGCGGCCATCTGTCGGCCGGGTAGGCCTTGACGTCTCCATGCCCGTCCCAGATAACGCCGCTGTTGGAACGGCAGTCCGGTTTCGGGCCACGGGCCGCGGGCCACACGCATTGCACCAGCACCTCGCCGGGCCTGGTCTGAGGAATCGTTCGCATCGTCAGTTCTCCTTGGGTTCTGGTGGGGGGCTTTCGCCCCCCGGTCTGCTCTGGTCCCGATTACTTGGGCCCGTTCATGTTGCCGCCCATGATGATGTGCAGCTCGTTGTTGGCGGTCTGGCCGGCCGCCGCCGTGCCGATCAGGAACGAGATGTAGACGTCCTTCTCGAAGGTGATCGGCTTGAACACGTAGTCAACGAGCCCCGCCGCACGGAAGGCCGTTTGGCCCGCCGCCGCGAAGTAGTCCGTCACGGCCGTGGGGCCGGCGGTGCTGTCAACCGGCCGGTACCCGACGCTATACAGCAGCGCCGTGCCCGTGTCCAAGTCGTCGTTGATCGACCGCAGCATGCACAGCTGGAAGCCGGCCGGGCACAGGAAGTCGATGGTGTCGGCGGCCGACGGCGCGGCCGCGAGGATGCGCTTGTCGGTGATGAAGACGCCGGTACCGTCCACGCGCATGATCAGCGGCATGTTGGCCCGCAGGCCTTTGAGAGATGCCATGGTGTTTTCCTCTGGCTGGTTTGGGTGAGGCGGGCCAGGTAGCCCGCCAATGCTTGGTTCCTACTCGGTTCCTGCCAGGCCTTACAGCGCCCGCTTCTTGACCACGGTGTCGATCACGGCCACGCCGAAGTCGGTCGGCTCCAGGTCGCCGTCCTGGTTCGGCAGGCTCCAGCGCAGCTTCTGCTCGGCGCCGATGATCTCGCCGGCAAATTCGAGGTTGCGCTTGAAGTTGGTGCGGTTCTCCAGCAGCGAGTAGGACTCCTCGCTGTACTGGTTCGATCCCGAGGCACAGGCCAGGGCCTGGGCGCCCAGGAACAGCATGCGCGAGACCTGGTGCGTGGTGGAGAGCGACGCCGACACCGTGCCCGCCGTTTCGGTCGCCGTCAGCTTGTTCGCCACCGCCACGTACTGGTAGCTGTCGCTGGCGTTGAAGCGGATGGACGTGCCGATCTTGCGGAAGAGGATCCCGCGCCACAGCAGCACCTCACCCGAGAACAGCGGGTGCGCGCGCAGATTGCCGTAGCTGGCGCGCTGGATCGCGTTCTGCTGGAAGGTGCGGATGTTGTTGCTGGTCGTGGTGTCGGTGATGAAGTCGTTCCAGGCCAGCTCATCCAGCATCAGGATGCCCTTGATCGGCTCGTCGCCGGCTGCGGGGTCGCCCGGAATCATGATCGGGGCCATGCGCGTGTGCATTTCCGCCCAGATCGCCGCGAACTCGTCGATGTGGCTCATCTTCAACGTGTCCGTGGTGGCCATGGACGCCACCTGCAGCCCGCCCTGGGTCAGCGTGGTGCCGTTCACCACCCAGTGCCGGTTGTAGGTCGGCGCCTTCACGGTGTTGATCATCATCGACGCGAACTCGGGGTCGGTGGCCAGTGGCAGGATCCAGTCGGTGCCGTCCTGCGCGCCGCGGGCCCCAGCCATGGCCGTGTGCGCACGCTGCCACCGGAACCGCGGGATGCCTCCTTTCAACTGCGCCAGGGCGTTCTGGCGCATGCTGTGCGGGGTGCGCTGCTGCGTCATCTGGCCGCCGGCCGAGATGGGCAGCGTGGCCATGTCGATCAGGATGTCCTGGCTGCTGTACTTCAGCGACGCGCCGCGACCCTCGGCGTTGGTGTCGCCCATCACCGGGCGCAGCTTGACGACGTGCGCGCAGTCAACCTGCACGGTGTCGCCTGGCCCCTGGCTGAGGTCGTCAACCATCACCACAGGCATGTCGGTGGTGGTCTGCTGGCGCAGCTTGCGCAGCGCCTTGTCTTCGCTGGGCATGGCGCCGCTCAACATCTTGAGCGGGGTCGGAGCCCGAACGGCCATCGCAGCCAGCGCTTTGCTGTACTGCTTGTTTGCCAGCGGCGAGCCGCTGGGGATGCTTGTGGTAGACATTTCTCGGTCCTGTAAAAGGACCCCGCTTCACCTATGGTCCGAGGGACGCCATGATCTCTTCGTCGGTCATGCCGTCACGCACCATTTGGCGGAAGTCGGGGATGGTTGAATGGCTGGGTGCACTCCCCCCGCGCATGTCGCCGATCGTCACCGGCGCGGCCGATGCCGGGATGGCATCGATCACGCGCTTGGCATCGCCAGCGGTTGCGGGGGCTTTCGGAGCCGGCGCCTGGGCACCGGTGAAGTCCGCTTTCACACGCCTGACCACCTCTTCGAGGCGCTCCTTGTCGGGCTTGCCCGCCCAAGACGGCATGACCGCCAGCAGGTCGTCCATCTTCTTCGCGGCGTCCCACAGCTTCGCGTGCTGGGCGCTGTTCTGCCAGTCGCTGAGCTCGTCGATGGAATCGACTACCTCCTGCAGGGCCGCGTCGGGGATCTCTTCGGGCGTGAAAACAGTATCGCCAGGCTTCGTGCCCGACGTGGTCTGGACCTTTGCCGCCAGTTCTGCGGTCGTCCGCTCAAGCTCGGCGATGTACTCGGCCGCGGGTGCCGCGTAGGCCTCCACGTCCCTCATCACGTCGTCGCTCGGGCGCTTGGCTTTCGCGTCCTGCGGCTGAGCCTGCCTGCGGAATCCTTCGAGTTCGGTGCGGGCCTTTTCAAGCTCGGCGCGGAGTTTTCGCTCCTCCCGCCGAGAAGCCCGCAAAGCTGCCCTGGCATCACCACCTTCCGGCTGGCTTGTGGCCTGAGCGGTTGCTGGTGCTTGCGCTGCTGGTGCTGCTGCAGCGGTAGCCTGGGCGGCGGCCTGTGGCGCCGGCGCGGCACTTGTCGAACCTTCCGCCGCCGCGGGTGCCGCTGCTGGCGCCGCAACTGCTTGCGCAGTTGCCGGTGCCGGCGTGGCCGCCGTTGCAGTGGTTTGGCCCAACGCTTCGTTGGTGCGCGCTTCTTCCTCGGCCTCCTTGAGCATGGTCGCGTCGAGATCGGCCTGCTCGCGCATTGCCGTCTCCAAAAGCTGCTGCTCTTCCTTGCTGAACTCTGCTGAACTGTCAAGCATTTTCGGTCTTCCTTTGCCTCACTTACGGGGGATGCAACCCGAGGCGGTTTCCCGCCGCCGTCCCTGATACGCGCTTTGCCGGCGGACGAGTCCGGCATCGCGGCTACCACTTGCTACGCGTTGCAGGCCAGTGGCCACGCCTGCAACGGCTTCGGTGCCCGGATTGTGGGGCACCTTGAACTCTCAGGCCGCGAGGGCCTCCTGAATCGAATCGTCGATGGCCCGGTCCGGGTCCTGCTCTCCAGGCTGGTCCGTCTCGCGCTGCTGCAGATCCTGCTGGACCTCGTTCATGCCCATCTCGTGACCGATCTGCACGGACTTGGCGTTGTTGAGCTCGGTCTCGGACTTGGTCTTCTCGACCTTAGCCGCCTTGTCCTGCATGTCCAGCTGCGCCGCGGCTTCTGCCAGCTGCTGCTGTTTCTCGGCCTGAGCGCGCCCGGCCTCTTCCATCTGCTGGGCCCGCTGCTTGTCGCCGGCCGTGGGCTGGCCTGACAGGCGGCGGATGTCGTCGGCGACCTCCTGCCGGTTCTGGATGTCGGTGGACTCGACGAAGATCGGCGTCAGCACGGCCACGGCCTGCGGGTTATTGGCCAGGGCGTTGATGATGGTGGCGATCTGCTGCTGCTGCTGCATGCGGTAGGCCGGCGTGTTCGGCACCTCGCCCAGGCCCACGCGCAGCGGCGCGTCGGCGACGTTGTTGGCGATCGTCAGGTTCTGCGGGTCCCACTGGTTGAGCACCACCACCCGGCGGTTGCTGCCGGTGCCGACCTTGACCGGGATCTCCCCGTTCTCGTGGTCCTCGACGATGAGGTCCATCAGGTTCTCGAACACCAGGCGGCGCGAGTGCCGGTAGTTGTCGTTCAGGTCGCCCATGCTCACGGCGCCCTGCTCGATCAGCAGGCTGTTGGCGATCCCGCTCGTCACACCCGCCGCCGGCTGGCCCAGCTGCGAGCCGTAGACGCCTGGAACGTCCTGGATCAGCTGCTTCGCGTCCTGCATGACGTCCACCTGCTCGCGCTGCAGCTGCAGGTTGTTCAGCACCTGGAAGCCGTTGGCGTTGCGGCGGTCCCCCCGCAGCACCACCGTCATGTCCGGGCGCATGATCTGCTCGGCGACCTCCTTCAGGCTGTTGACCTTGGTGTCGAGGGCGTCGTTGTCCACCAGGATCTGGCGGGCCCGCAGCAGCCAGTTGATGCGCAGGCGCCTGGAGTTGTACTCGTCCTGGGGCCCGATCATCCCCTCAACCAGGCCGTACGGGCTGAAGTCTTCGTCGTCGCGGTAGGCGATGAACGGAACGTAGGGGAAGTTGCGCTTCTTCGTTCCCAGGTCCTGCAGCCGATGTGGGCCCGCGAACAGAGACATGCGGATCTGGTGGGTCAGTTCCTTCGTGACGCGCACCTGCTGGCTGGCCACGGCCTGGACGTGCGCCCGGTTCTCGGGGTTGTACAGGAGCCGTCGTGTCGGGCTCAGGTGTAGGAACACGCCCCAGGCCGGGATCTTGTACCAGACCTCGTACATTTTCACCCGGCCCCGGCCCCTGTCGTACCACTCGCTGCGCCGGCGCACGCTGCACCACACGCGATCTTCCTGCCACCGGTCCGCCAGCACGGCGCCGTCGGCGGTGTCGTCGAAGGCCAGGCTGTCCCAGCCGTTCGCCATCCTCTGCAGCAGCGCCGCGTGCTGGGGCATGCGCGCCTCCAGCTCGTCCAGGTCTTCCCAGCGCTTGCGCACCATCCACCTGGCGCCCTGCAGCAGCACGTCTCGCTTCGCGCCGGCCCAGTCCCACCACATTTCAGATCGGTGAACCTCCTGGACGCGGTAGTTGTAGAGCCGGGGGTCGCTGTTCTTGGCCACCTCGACCCAGCCTATCCCTGGCCCGACCTGGCCGAAGTAGGCCTGGCTGACGGCCATGTCGGCGTAGCACTCGCGCTGCGCCTCCTTTACCTTGGCGCCGAAGAAGTCGATCAGGTCCGAGGTGTCGTCGTCGTCGGCATCGACCTTGATGTCAGTCCTGGCCTTGGCCTCCTGGCCGCAGACGCTGCGGACGACGCGGCCCACCAGGTTAGTCGCCCGCACGTCGGGCATGTGCTCCAGGTGCAGCGCCTGCAGCTGGTCGGACGTCAGCTGCTTGCCGTCCACGTACGCGGCCGCCAAGTCGGCCCGGTCCCTCCACCCGCCCGGCTGCTCGTCGCAGTCCATCACCATTTTCATCAGGTGGGTCAGGTTGAAACCGCCGTGGGCGAGGTCGAAAACCCCCCACCCGCTGTTCGGCGTGCTCACCTTCACAGGTTCCAGTTGGCGCTGAATCATCAGGAATATCCCATCAGTTTCCGGTAGCCGTCGATGTCCAAACCCACCTGCGACGACGTAGATTCTAGGATGGACGCCCCCTCGCCGGCTCCCAGCACCATGTACTGCCCGGCCTCGCATGGGTGCGAGTATTTGTTCTTGTCCGGCAAATCACGCCATCTTTCATCGCCAGCGACCTTCACGCGTTTGTACGCGTAGCCACCCTGCAGGCCCTTGCGCGTGACCTCGCACTGGGGGTGGATGAGAAACCCGGGCTGGCCATCCCGGAACCTTCGCATGGGCGCCGCGAACGCCTCGCTGCGCAGCAGGAAGTCGTTGTTCCCTGGCGCGGGCTCGGCGGCGATGTTGTTGGCGTGCAGGATCTGGAAGGCGGTGCGCTCATCGACGTCGCCGGCCTGGCGCTGACCGCCGGCGGGGTCGCCGTAGATGCCGCGCACCGGCCATCCGTTGTAGCGCTGGTTCATGAACAGGTTCACCTCGCCCGCGAACCGGTGGATCCCCGTGTCCTCCGTGCAGAGCTCGCTGTGCACGCGCCACTGGCCGCCGGGCGTGATCTGGCCGGCCAGCAGCGCCGGCGTGAGGCCGAAGTCGAGACCGACGTAGATCCCCAGTTCCCGCACCAGTTCAAACTCGCGGCACATCGCCACGTCGTTGTAGTCTGGGTATACGGGCTTACCCTCGCGCACGAACCCGTACTGGTTGGCCAGGTTGACCAGGATCCAGTCCTCGGCCTTCCCCTCCATACCCTCGATGTAGTAGTCCTTCGGCAGGTTCCGCAGGTTCTCCGCGTCCGGGTTCGGCCGCCACGGCGCGTTTCTGTCGGTCCGAATCAGGCCGCCAGGCTGGCGCAGGAACCTCCAGCCCTTCGGCCCGCGCATCCGCTGGCCAGTGAGCGGGTGCGGGTGGAACGTCTTCTCCGCCATGTTGTAGTACCAGTGGTCGGTGTCGGGCGCGTTCGTGTCGCCGAACATCCCGTGCCACGTCGCCGGCACCTCCTTCGGGTAGCGGCCGGTCCGCAGGTCGGCCATGCTCACAACGCCGAACGGCAGTTCCTTCGCCTCGGACAACATGATTGCCGTGGTCTGCATGCCCCGCAGCTTCTTCACGTGCTCGATGCGGTCCAGTGCCAGGAACACCATCTCGGCCAGCACGTGCGTGCGGTCCGGCAGCGCGAAGTCCAGGTAGTGGCAGGGTGGCTCGCGCCCGCCTTCCTTGAACTGGCCCAGGTCGTCGAACAGGTCGCGCCAGTCCTTTGCCGTCGTGCTCAGCAGGTCGCTGTAGGTGTTGCGCACGGCCACGATGCGGGTGCGACGCACCTTCTGGCGGTCCGGCTGCTGGTTGGTCATGATGCGGAAGCCCTTCCAGCAGCTCGCCGCCGTCTTGCCAGACCCCAGCGGCCCGCATATCAGGCACCGGCGCGTGCGGTCCCGCAGGTAGGCGTCGATCACCGGCCCCTGGGGCTTGAAGTGGAACTCGATGCGGCGCGCCATCACCAGACCCCGGCCGCGTAGAGCACGCGGTTCAGTTGCGCCACCAGCCGGCCCAGGGCGTAGCACATCACCTCTTCGCCGGGCATGCGCCCCAAGTCCGCGCGCCGCCACCGCGCCCAGGCCATGGCCGCGTGACCGCACTCGTGGCTGACGATCTCTCCGGGCCTGATGCGCAGGTCCTTGCAGCTCAGCCACATGTGCGCCACCACCGCGCCATTGTGCAGCCTCGGCGTGTCGGTGGACGCGCGCGCGAACGAGCGGACCATGCCCGCGCAGTGGAAGTCATCAGGGTCTGGTGGCCAGCCCTGCTGCCTGTTGGACTCGGCCAGCCGGCGCGCGTTTCTGCAGATCCTCACCTCCACCACGGCCCGCGGGAACTCTTGCCGGTCAGGGTAGATGCGGAAGACCCGGGCTGGCATCAGCCGATTGCGGTGCAGGACCACGTCGCGGCGCTCCAGCCGGCGCCGCTGCGGTTTCATGCGGCGCCGGTGCTTCACAGCGCCCCCAACCAGCACGCCAGCGCGGCGACGAACACCACGAAAGCGCCAATGACCTGGGCCATAGCCGAATCTTCGGCGTCCGCTCTCAGAGCCGTTTCCATTGCAGTCGGAAAAGAGGAGCCAGGTCCTTGCATCAGCGGCCCCCGAGCATGCGAAACCGGAGCCACGCTCCATGAACCTGATTCGCCGGGATCGGCACCACCGTCACCACGGCCGTGACCGGCGCGCGCCCGCGCTTCTCCTCGGTGTCACGATCGCGCGCGTGGCGCACCAGCGCCCGCCACAGTTCGCGCCCGAACAGGAAGGCCGACGGCTGCCACTTGGCCACCTGGTGCTGGTGGCGGTAGAAGGGGCTGCGGCGGCTCATACCTTGCCACCTTCCGGCCCGGCCACGGCTGGCTTGAAGCGCTGGATGCGCTCGGCCAGTACGCCCGTGTACTCGGCCATCGCCTTCCGCTGGCGTAGCAGCAGCATCCTGTCAGCCTCGTCCAGCCCGTCGAACATCGGCCCGCAGATGAAAGCGCCCAGCTTCCGCCCGCGCTCGGACATTTCGTGGTGCTCCTGCACCACGCGCTGCTCATGCGGGGCCAGCCCGGGCAGCAGGACGCCAGTGTGCGGGCCCAGTTTCGTCAGCCGTTCGACGGAATCGTCCAGAGTCTGCAGTTCGGCCAGCACCCGCATTGTGGTGGACAAGCCGACCGTGGCCAGGGCCTGCTCCACATCCATGTCGCCGCGCCCGGCACGCATGTGAAGCATCTGCGCCAGCGGCCCCCACCGTTCGGGGTGTGCCCTTGTTGATGCGGCCGCGATCAGGCACTCGTGGAAGGTGTACGGCTTCAGGCGCAACCACTTCAGCGGCGCCAACCAGGCGTTCCTCTGGTCCCCATCCCAGACCACCGGCTGGCCAGCCGGTTCGGCCGGTACAGATCCGCAGATCACGCTCTTCATCACCTTCACCACCTCATCGACCACTGGCGAGAGGCCTTCGGCAGTGGGAACCCCAGCAACCGCAAGGTCAAATAACACCAGCCTCATGGACCTGGCGTTGGCCTGCGTCTCGTCCGACACCATGATGTCCCAGCGCTTTGCAGACTGGTTCCATACCAGCAGCACCTCAACCTTTGGCGCAAATGCGTTTCTCACCGCTTCCATCACTTCCCCTTGCCGGCCCGCCTGGCCGCCTTCTTCGCCGCTGCTGCGGCCTTCTTGGCGCGGCAGGCCCGCTGCCTCCGCGCCGCCTCCGCTCGCTTCGCCTCTATACCAGCAGCCGCTGTATCAGGCTTTCCAGCCGGTCCGCCAGTTCGACCATGCTCATGCGCACGTTCGCCATGTCCTGCGGCAGCTTGTCGCTTCCCACCAGGTCCTGCGCCTGGCCTGGCGATGTGCTTTGCGGTGCCGACAGCACCCGCTCCAGCCGCCCCTCCAGGACGCCCACCAACGTGTGCAGGCTCGCCATGCCTGCGCACTGCAGGTTCAGCATGTGCTCCACCGGTGACGGCTGCGGTGGAATCTCCGGGCTGGGCTCGGGCTTGTAGAACCGATGCTGCGCGTTCTAGCCCACCAGCCGGTAGGTCTGGTCGCTGGTTTCGCACTGGGCCCTCTGGCACGCCATGCACTGGCAGCGGCCCAGCGCTGCCGCTACATCGCCTTGCTCCACCTGCCGCTTGGGGCTCATGAGTTTGTCGTTCATCTCGTCCTTTCGTTGGTTTCGCGGGTGCCGCCGCGCCGGGTTTCTTCACTCGTTTGACGGCCAACGGCCGCACCGGCTGGCCAGCGTCGTCGAAGTAGATGGAGCGCTCTGCGCCCGAGGCGGCAGCCATCGCGGCAGCCACAGCCGCGTCAAGTACGCCCAGCGCGCCACCGCACCCCGCGGCAGGGTCGTGCACACGCCGGCACATCGGGCAGCGGCGCCAGGCTGTCACGGGCATGGCACCGGGTCCTCGTGGTCGGCGATCTGGTCGTCCAGGTCTTGCAGGCGCCAGACCATGCCAGCGTGCCGACGCAGGGCCTGCACTTGCCGCTCCCTGGGCATCGCGTCGTAGACGGGCCCGGTGATGAGCGCGTCCAGCGCCGCCGCGTCGTCGGCCAGGTCCTCGCGCAGGTAGCGCAGCATCCGCACGTTGGCGCCGCTCACCACTCGCCCCCGACGGTCGCGGTTGGGAAGCGTGGATCGAACAGCGGCTCGGCCGGCAGCGTGCCAGACCACCACACCTCCACACCCTGGGCTCGCGCTGCCTCCGCCCGCTGGTGCTGGCGCGTCAGCCGCTCAAGCGCTCGCTGATCCCGCTCAAGCTGGCGCGCGCGCCTGGCTCGCAGCTTCGTGGCCCTGCGCTTGGCCGCGTTCGACTGCGCCCGGCTCACAGGCGCACCTCGAACGGTTGTCCTGCTCTGGCGCTGGCGCGCGCCCGCTGCACAGCAGCCCAGGCCAGTACCGCCTCGTCCATGTCGCGGCCATAGGTGGCCACGCCTGCGCCGCGGCAGCGCCATCGCTGTACGCCGATCTGCTTTGGCAGCAGCATCACCCGCGGCTTCGGCCCCGCCGGAATGGCACGTGGCCTGATCTGCTCGTCCATGGGCGTGTCCTTCAGCCGGCTGTGACGTAGATCGACTGTGGGGCGTAGTACGTGCGCGCCGGGTCGTCGGGGACCTCGGCCAGTTGCGCCTCGTGCGTCACCAGCAGGCCAAGCGGCGCCCCGGTGTCGTCCAGCGCCTGCACCTCCACGTGCAGGCCGCCGCCTGACTGCACGTCATCGAACGCCACGGTGTAGGCCAGGTTGCCGCCGCCATCGACCTCCGGGGCTCCGCCAGACGTGATGAATGCCTCCTGCAGGTCACCTGACGCCTCTTCGGTGATGGTGACACGGGTTGACCCGTAGTCCCGCCGGTCTGGCTGGATCGTCAGCGGCGTGACGCCGATGTGCACTTGAACGGGAATTCTTGCTGCCATGCATGGCTCCTGCTGTGTGACCGGATGCCCTCCGGCTGGGGTGGCCTGGCGCGCGCCCGGCCGATGAACTGTCACGGTTGCCCGCTTTGCATGAACACGTCGCGCCACTTTGCACCCGCTGGCAGTAGCCTGCGCCACCACCCCGCCGGCCTGGCCGCGATGGCCGCCTCAAGGTCAGCCAGCAGCCGCTCGGCTGTCGGGTGAACTATGGGCCGCACAGGCAGGCACCACAGAGCGGCGTGCTCGCGCACGTCTTTGCGCCACGCGTCGTAGGCGTGGCGCGGCTTCTCAACGTGACCAAGATCGGCCCCCAGCCACGGCGGGGCCGGCACAGGCGCGCCCACGGGCACAGGCGCCTCGCCCAGCCGGCTCACGCGATGGCCTCCATGGCCAGGCGCACCTGGTCGGCCGGCGCTTCCGCGCCCAGGGCCAGCACCAGCGCCGGCGCCCGGCCCGTGCGCTGGGCGTGCTCGCGCACGCTGCGCTCGATCACTTCCACCAGCTCGCGGTCAGCTGGGTGGGCGTCGCGGATGTGCACGTCCATGCGCACGCCCAGGCGGCGCAGGTCAGTACGGTGTTGCGTCTGCATCGGGTACCTCCTCAATCTCCGGCGGTTCCAGCTGTGGCGGCGCATCCGGGTCGCCGCGCCCGGTGTAGTCCTTGATGACGGCCAGCGGTGGCCCGTCGCCCACGATCGTGTTCAGGCCCCATGCCTCGCGCTCCAGCGTGACAGCCGTCTTCAACGCGCCCAGCAGTACGTCAGCCGTCTTCGCGCGGCCCGGCAGGTCCATCACCACCTGCGCCACCTGGCGCAGCAGCACGTCGGGCACCTCATCGCCCAGTGCCAGCAGCATGTGCACCTTCGCCAGCATTTCCGGCTCGTGTGTCACAGCGGCCATCTCCTGCATCAGCGCCTGCACGATCCCGCGCGCGTGGGCGATGTCACGCCGATGCGCCAGCCGCACCTGCATCAGCGCTTCAGCGCCCGCTTCAACCACGGCCTGCTCAGTCGCCGCTCGCGCCGTTTTTTGGCTCGCGTCAACTTGCGCGTTCAGCACCGCCTTGTTCACTTTCTCCTCGGCCCTGGCGTTGATGCGCGCGCGCAGGTCACGGGTCCACTTGTGCTTGCGCGCGTGTGACAGAAGGGCGGCGGGCGAGCACCCGATCTGCTGGGCCATGTCACGCAGGGTGCGGATGCCGGCGCTGTATGCGGCGTGCACGCTCTCGTAGTCGGGCGGATCAAGATCGGCGCGGGTTGTGAGGGGCTTGCGTGACATGGGCGCGATTATGGGGCCGTGTCACAAACCGTGCCACCTGGCACCGGCAGGCTGGTGGTGCCGTAACACGTCGTTGCTGTGACCAAAACCGCCACGTGGCGGGAACCGCGAGTGACGGTTTGCGTCGTGATTGCGCTTGCAACCTTGCGAAACAGGGTGGCACGGGCTGTGCACCTGTTGAGGCATGAACACACCCACCGTTTACCTGCCGGTGACGCGCGAAGAACTCGCGCGGGCCAGCCGCGCCGAACTGGTTGCGTACCTGGGGGCCTGGTGCTTCCAGTGCTACGACAGCGAGACCACCGACGAACTGCGTGACGCAGCCCTTGCGAACTACGACACCGAAGGAGCGTGACCATGGACATGCCCGTGCGGCTTGCGATCGAGTTCCTGCTGGCCAGCGGCGCCCGGACCGCTGAGCGGCTGGACGCGCTGGTGGAGCACTACGCCAAGGCCTACGGCCTGACGCCCATGCTGGCCGACCTGCAGGCCGATGCGCGCAAGCGCGTGGCCGACCGACTGACCGACTGACCCCACGACGAAGGAGCACGCCATGGCAATGTCCAATCAGCTTCGCGGCGCCGCAGCGCTGGTCTACGCCGACGTCACTGCTGCGATGCAGAACGCTGAGGAACTGGGCGGCCCAGACCATGGCGACTATGTCGCGCTCATGCTGGCCATTGCCGCAGAAGCCAACGAACGCGTGCGCTCCTACCGTGCTGCGCACCCAGAAGTCACGACGCCAGCCCCCGCGCTACCCGAGGGCTTCGAGGCGCTGGCCTTGGCCTTGCGGGACATCGGCAAGTACACCGGTGATGGGCCCAATACGACGCCATGGCGCGAGATCGTGCGCGGCCTTTCTGAGAAGGCGCGCGGCGCCCTTGCCGCTGCAGGACTTTGAGCGCAGCGGCCTGCCCAGCGGCAGGCCAGTGCGATCACCCAACCGGAGCCCACCATGGCCAAGAGTTTCATTGTTGACGGACGCGCGTACACCGAGCAGGAAATGCTTGCAGCCAACGACGAGGCGCCAGACATCTGCGAGTGGATCAAGAACGCGCGCCCCGGCGACACGTGCCCGAACGCGATGCTGGACTGCCGCTGCGTGGATGGCGGCCTGTTCAGCGCCGCCGTGGACGGGGCCATCAAGCAGTACGGCGAACAACTGCTGGGGCGGATGGTCGCCGACGGCGCCCGCGACACCAGCGACGCCGAGATCGAGCGCACGCTGGCCGGCTGCGTGTGTGGGCCCATGCTGGTGGTGCTGGCGAAGGAAATGCGCCGCCGCGGGCTGCTGGTGCTGGACGGCAAGGCGACCCTGCGCAACGTCCTGGCGCCTCACTGGGTGGCGCTGATCGCCAAGCACGACGCGTGCGTGGTGACCACACCCGGCGGCCCGGACCTGCTGAACTGGGCTGCCGACGAGCCCTGCAGCATCGACATCATCAACGCGACAGCCTACGCCGACTCGTTCTGCGCGCAGTGGCCGGAGCAAGCGGACGCGCTGCGCGAACTGGCGTGCCAGCGTATCGGCGTGCTGGCGTGGGGTTGAGAGCCATGGCCACCACCTACACCACCCCCAAGGCCGGCGAGCACGTCATCAGCTTCGCCTACCCGGGCAGCGACACCGCCAGCAAGCTCGGGCAGGCTGAGCGCGGGTGCTTCGCCGTCCATCTGGTCGGCGAGGTGTTTGCCCACGCCACCTACATCGCCTGCGTCGCCCACGTGGCCACGACGGGAACGCGCCCGGGCCGGTGGTCGATGGATCACCCGTGGAACCAGCACCTCTATCCCCACCACGACGACGCGCCCGAGGCGCGGGCGTGGCACCAGCGGCTGGCCGACGAGGAGGCGGAGCGCGTCGCCGCAGCGGAGCGCACGCGCAAGCTGCTGGCCGCCGGGGGTCGCGTGACGATCGCCATGGATCCGACGCCCATGCGCACCGTCGTCACGGAGACGCACCACGACGCCGAAGGCAATGGCGTGGCCATCCGCAACGCCGGCGAACTCTGGGGGGCCCGGTGATGGCCGGCACCAACAACCACCGGCAGGCGCTGGACGCGCGCACCCAGCAGGAGATCGATGCCCACGTGCTGCGCGCGATCTGGTGCAGCATCGAGGCGCACATGCACGACATCGATGGGGAGCCCGCTGCAGCGGCCGACGCCAGCCGCGACGCAGCCGCGCACGTGCGCTGCGCCATGTTCCTGGCCGGACTGCGCGCGTAGCGCCAAGGAGACCGCCGTGTTCGTGACGTTGATGGGCTTGCGTTGCTGGGTGGGGTGTGGCCGAGATCTGGTGTGGATCTGCTGGTACGTGGGCTTGCGCTGCCCCAGCAACCTCGTGACGATGTACCTGAGCGGCGAGCACGAGGACTACCTTGCCGCCGCCATCATGGCCTGCAACCAGTCAGGAGAATGAGCATGAGCACCGGCTACGACAACACCATGGCCTGCCGCGCCACCGTGCGGCTGCTGTTCCGCATGCGCCGGCACAGCGGCGCCGCCCGCGCCGAGTGCCAGCGCGCAGCCACGGCCCTGCACCTGCCCTGCCTGATGGCCCTGCGCGGCGTGCTGCGCAGCGTGATCTGACCACCACCGAAGGACATCCATGAGCACCACCCACACGCCGGCCACGAAGCTGGTGTCAATGAACATGAGCGGCAACCTCCACATGGTCGCTAGCTACGTCACGCAGTTCGGCCTGTCGGACTTCTTTGTGCAGGCCGAATCCAGCGGCTTCAACAGCACCGTGCTGTTCAAACTTCCCATCGACTGGCCCACCGACAACCACGGGCCGCTTGCGGCCACACCAAGGAACAGCATGTCCCTCAAGCTCATCAACGGGCCCAGCATCACCAGGCACGTCTACCACAGCAGTTGCGGACGCGTCCGGCTGGCCCTGACCATTGGCCAGGCCCGCAGCGTCTCGCATGAAGGTGACTGCACGCAAGAGGTGGTCCTGCTGGCCGCCAAGCCCGAGGTGGCCAGCCAGCTTGCTGAGCTTGACAAGGAGCATGTGCGTGCGGAACTGCTCTATACCGGCCACTGGACCGACGACGATCTGGATTCCGACGCCGACAACCTCCTGCGCTTCCTCTGGCTCGCAGCCAACTACATCGCGGAGAGCCCGGACGAAACCATCGATACCGACGGAGACTTCTGACCGAACGCTGTCACGCGGTGCGCGGCAGCCGGGCCCAGTGGGCGGGGCGTAAGACCGCATGCGGACACGACACCAGACGGAGACCAACATGGCATTCACGCACTACCAGCGCATCACCAGACACGCCTCGGGTCGCATCACCCGCGACTGGTGGGAGCCGCTCCAGCGCCAGCAGTCGATCGACGGCGCGATCTGGGGCGAGACCCGCGTCACACACGTCAGCGATGAAGTCGTGTGGAACGAGGGATTCGCCGAGGCGCTGGGCCGCGTCGAGTACCGCGGAAGCGACGGCCTGGTCACGGACCTGGGCGAGGTGTTCCTGCGCACGATCGCGCCGGCGGCGCCCACCTACCCGAGGCCAGACGGCACTGGCGGCGCCCGCGTCACGCTGCGGGCCCTGGGCTGCGTGGACTGGCGCCACATCACCGGGCCCGTCTGCGGGCTGTCGGTGGACACCATGATCGGCTCCTGCTGCCTTGATGCCCCCGACGACATACCCGCCGGCTCCACCGTGCCCGGCCTGGCAGGCCGCGCCATCACCAGCTACTCCACCACCACCCAGAGGGAATGATGAACACGCCCGCGTACAAGAAGACAGTCACGCTCAGGAAGAGCACCACCACGCGCACCGCAATCGAGCTGACTGAGGAAGAGGCGGCGGAAGTCCTGCGTCGGCACTTCGAGCTGAGCCCGTCGGCCACGGTGGAGTTCGTGTGCAGCCGCAGCGAGTTCCTATCGCGCGTCGTGCTCACCGACGTCGCTGTCGTTGAAGACACCGAGGAGACCACAGGTGACGTCTGACCAACTGAGGAAGGCACTCTCGCACTTCAGCACCAGGCGCCTGCACCTTGACCCATTCGACCACGTCCTTGTGATGGGCGAGCCGATGCGGCAGTTTCCAGTGGACGTGCAGCAGGCCTGCGCCACGGCACTTGTGTACATCACCGATCTCGAAGTCATCAAGGCCGCTTTCGAGGACCAGCCGCAGGGGCGCGTGTTCATGCAGGCGCTGTCGGAGCGCAGGGGCCTGTACCAGCAGGTGGACAGTCTGCGCACGCAGGTGAAGCGCCAGGCCCAGCAGATCGACGAGATGAACAATCGCTTGGCGGCTGCACGGGGCGGATGATGCCAGCGCCAATACCAGGTCCGCTCTGGCACAGCACCGGCGGCACGCGCGCCGTGAACCTAGCCAGGCAGGAATGCCAGTACCCGGCCTATGGCCTCGGGCGCGATTTCCTGGCCGGCGGCCCCATCGACGCCCCCGACATCATGCCCGCCGGCAGCCGCTGGGCGGTCCCAGACCCTTTCCAGCCCGGCCACTACGAGCCGGTGATGACCTACACCTACCGCCCCGGCAGCGAGCCGTGGCCATACGACTGAAAGGACCGACGTGATCCACCGCCTGCTTGATGAAGACGACACCCCCTTGGGCGCGCCGCGCCTGCGCGCCGGCAACGACTGCATCGCCAGCGAGGCATGGCCGGCGTTCAGGTTCAAGCCCGCGCCCTACCGCGCCGCTTACTGGCGCGCCAGCAACCGCAGCTTCGGCGGGATCCTGCTCACCGGGCGCGAACTGCTGGCGGTACCGCCCGGCATCCTCGTGAAGGCGGCCAAGGAGAACGCGGCGCGCCTGGGCGTGCTGCTGGGCGGCGGCTCGATCGTCATCATCGGCGCCGACGGCGTGGACGAGCCCGGGACCCGGTGATGGCCAGGTCGAAGCTGCTGCCGCACTACCGCGTCGAGGTAGCCCGCGCCACCGGAGACTGGCTCACCACGCCCGAGTACGTTGGCGACGTGGACATGGACGAGCACTTGGCCACGCCAGACACCGACATCAGCCACTGCGACACCTGCGAACTCGGCGACGGCTGCCTGCCGCAGACCCTGACCACCATAGCCGTCACCATCACCTGGAGAGAATGACCGTGGCAACCTACCAGATCCCCAAACGCTACGAGGCGCCGCTGCAGGCGTACGTGACCAGCCACGCGCCGACCTGCCACTTCCTGGCGGCCGTGCTCACCAACGACCTGGCGCGGGCCTGCCGCGAGGGTCAGCACGACGCCATCGCCAACCTGCCGGCCATCATCGAATGGCTGCACGAGAACGCCCCTGAAAAGGCCTGGGGCACCGCCGAGCGGGTGGCGGCGTGGATCGCCAGCTACGACGACGGCATCCCGTTCTGAGGCTGACCATGGCCAGCCACCGCCCCGTTCAACGCCTGGCGCGCCTGCTGCAGTCCGGGCCGCCACCAGACCGCAGTCCGAACCCGACGCTGGACCTGACCATCGAACTGGCGCGGGTGCGGGCGGCAGCGTGCGCGATGGCAAATGCTCTGGGCGTGGTTGCCATCTACAGCGCCGACGGGTCCCTGAGACGCATGGCCGAAGACGCACTGGACCTCGCAGTGCAGATGCTGGACTGACCGATTTCCATGCGCGGCAGCCGCTTTGCTGCCATTTCAACCGACGGAGAGAACCATGACGATCCAAACCGTGATGACACTGAACGTGGGCCAGCGCAGCTACTTGCGCGCCGCCATAGCCTGCCTGCTGGCCGTCCAGGGAGAAGCGTGCCGCCGCAAGCCGCTCGGCCCGTTGGGCAGCCAAACGGGGACGCAGTTTTGTGCTGACCTGCGAGACGAGGTGCTGGCCATAGCCACCAAAGACGGCGCCGTGCCGCCGCTGGACCACCAGGACGGGGCCGAGCTGGCGGACCTGCTCGCATCGTGCGTCGTTGAACTGCGCGTGACCGACACAGAGCACAGCGGCATCACCCCCTTCTACGCCGACGCGCCGGGCAGCTTCACCGACCTCGTCGGCCCCGACGAAGAGGCTTGGCGCGTGCCGGTGGTGCTGACGGTGGTTGGGAAAGACTCGGACTTGGCCGCCGCTCAGGCTGCGCAGGAGTTCCTGAACCGGGCCACGGCACACGAGAGCGTGAATGTTGACGAACAGGTGCAGGCGTACGACGTCGGCGGCTACGAGGCGGCTTTCGTGCCGTCGCCCGTGCCATCCATTGCTGACGGGGTATCCCTGCAGGCCTGAAGAGGAGAAGTAGCCCCCCGGCCCTGCGGCTCGGGGGGCAAAGCTGGGCGGCTCGCTCGCGCACCCAGCCGGAGACAAACGCAAACCGGTGGATCCTCCAACCAACCGACTCGCCGGCGCATGATAGCCGCGTCGGTCCGCGTCGGCCACGCCACCCATCCCGCTGGCGTCAGCGCTTCTTCAGCACGGCATTGGCCTTGGCGTCGATCTTCTGCTTCTGCGCCGGCGAGAGGTTGCCGGCGGCCACCTGCTGGGTTGCGCGGGCCTTGGCGTTGGCGGCGTGGCTGGCGTCGTTCACGGGGTAGCTGCGGCCAGGTCCGGCGAAGGCCTTGTCCGGCAGGGCGTTGCGCGCCTTGGTGGTGAGCTTGGTCACGGTGGGCTCCTTGAGGTGGTTGCGCCGCCGATTATCGAGCCCCCCGTTCGGGGGAGCGCGTGGTTTCCCAGAAGGTCAGGCGTGTTGGCCACCAGGGCCGGCGATGTGGGCGGCTTGACTGCACCGCCCCTTAGAGTGGCCCCCGCTTACGGTGTGCGGGACGTGCGGCGGATCCGGCCCACGTCGCTTCCCCCTACAGGTGTTCGAGGCGGCCTTTCAGTCCGCATGGCCCTCTAAGCTCGGGCTGGCTCCCTCTCCGCTCCGCTCCAATGGGCGCGAGTCTACCTGCTTCCCGGGCAATTCTCAGCAGGGCTTCTTGCCGCGCCCCATCGGTTGCTTCGGTTGCTGCGCCGGCTTCTGCTGGGCTGGGGTCTGGGTCGGCTTGGGCTGCTTCTTGCTCACGAGTCTCTCCTTCATGGTTGATGGCCGGCCTTGGCGGCGGCCGGCGGGCCGATAACGGGGTCCAGCTGGAGCTGGAGTATCTCCGCGTAGGCGCGGATGCACGCGTGCATATGGTCAACGAAGGCCCTGGTTTCCGGGGTCAAGCCATCATCGACTTGCTCGATTGAGGTTGCGCCGGTATGGGTGTGCGTCGTGACGCTGTACCTCGGCATGCTCACGAACCTCACCCTCGTGATGGCACGCAGAAATGGCTCCGTCTCGCGCCGGAAGAGGCGCACACAGGCTGCCGCAAGGGCTTGCCGAAACACAGTGTCGTCTTGGGCCGGGCTGTTGTGGCAGTCCAGGCCACGGCGCCGACGCAAGTAGCAAATCTCCCGCGCCATCGCCTCCGCCTCCGCGCGCAGGTGCGGCGCCGACTCCCTGACCAGGCCAAGCAACTGTTCGTTGGTGAGCGTTTCCATGTTCATCTCCTCGCGGCCTTGACCGCCTGAATTCGTAGCCTCAGTTCCACCCGCGCCGCCTCTGTTCCGTACCCAAGGATCCACGCCTCGCGCTCGGCGGCCCCGAGCTGTAGGAGCGTGCGAGCCAGGCACTCCAGCTGCCATTCCGCGGATCCGCTGTCCACTTGGCGGCCGTCGTGCAGCGTCACCTGGCCGTACAGGCGCGGCGGCTGGGTGATGGTCGGCCCGGCCTGCGCCACCTGCATGGCCTGCAGTTCCGCGGCCGGCCTGCTAGACGGCGGCTGGGCCTCCACAGGTGCTGATGGTGCCTTCGGCCTGGGCGCGCGGGACCGGCGCGGAAGTGGCGCTTCTGGCGGATCACCGAACAGGCCGCTCACGCTCCGTACTCCTGCTCAGCCATCTCGCAGAACAAGCCGCATTGCGGCACATCGCCATTGCGCCTCGCCGGGCCGGGAGGTAGGTCTCTCAGGGGGAAGCGCTCGCCCTTGCGCGGGCCGCTTCGGTAGCGCAGGAACCAAGAACCTGGGCCAAGATCATCCTGCACCAGGCAGTTCACCTCGAACACCTCGGGAAAGTCCTCGCGGATCGCGCGCCAGTAGCCCTCGCCACCCTTCACGCAGCCGATGCAGTTCGCGTTGTCGTAGCCCAGCAGGTACATCACCGGCAGCACGATGCCAGCGCGCTCGACCATCGCCTTGCAGTCCGACTTCGTGAGGCCGGCCTCGACCAGCGGCGCCAGCACCTGCAGTGCGGGGTTGCGCTCGCGGAAGTCGTCCAGCCGGTCAGCCTCCTCGGACGTGAACCCCAGCACCATCACATCGCCCGGCTGGCGCCACGCGTCCATCACGCGCCGCTTCAGCGCGCGCGAGCACGGCGCGCCACGTGGCCCCATCATGAAGCGCTCGCGCCTGAAGACCGTGATCACGTCGGCGCCGTACTTCACGTCGCGCAGCATGGTGATGGGCCTGCCGAACCACTCCTCGCAGTCGGTCGCGAAGCGCCGGTTGTCTGGGTGTTCGTTCACCAGGAACGCATTGATCACCTGCACGTCGGCGTCAACATGCTTGGCCAGCACGAGCTTGGTGGCCACCGCCGAGGCGGCGCCGCAGGAGAACTGGCAGACGATGCGGCTCATGCTACTTTTAGCTGCTCGGTGTCGCAGTAGTTCGCCGCCACCAGCGCGCGCGCCAGCGGCGGGCACACGCTGTTGCCGCACAGCCGAACCTGGGTCTCTTTGCTCATCTGGATGCGCCGTCCGTCCTCGGTCAGCCCCCACTCGATGATGTAGCTGTCGGCGAAACCCTGGGCTCGGAAAAGCTCGCGCGGCTGCAGCATGCGCATGCCGATGTCGTCGATCGCATACCGCACGCCCGCCACCATCACCACCGTGAAGCGGTCCCGCGTTGGCACGGTGTGCATGGGCTCGTCCATGTCACCGTCCTGCAGCGTGCCGTAGTAGGCGGTCAGGAAGGCGGTCACAGCGCCGTGGTGCTGGCCCTGGGCGCTGACCGTGCCCAGCGGCTCGTCGGCCGGCCTGGCAGAGCTGGTGCCGCGCAGCTTCACAAGCGCGCTGGCCACCAGCGCCGGGTTGCCGCTGGTGGTGACGGTCGGCAGCGGCGTTTCGGCCGAGCGGTTGCCATGGCTCCAGCGCCTGGCGCCGCTGGGCGAGGTGTCGCCGTGGGCGCTGTCGATCAGGTTGGCCGCCACCACGCTGGTGTGATCGCGCGCAGTCACGGTCGGCGCCGGCGCGTCGATCTCGCACGCGGTCTTGCCGGGCCCAGGCTCTCCACCGAAGTGCTTGGCCAGGAATGCGGCCGCGACGCCGTGCTTGCCAGAGCCCACCACCGTGCCCAGCGGCTGCGTCACCTGCGCCGCCCGTGGCGCCTGGCCGTCTCGCTCGCCGTAGCCGACCGTGGCCAGCGTCGGCGCCACCAGCAGGTGCTCGGCTTTCGTCGTCACGGTCGTGAGCGGCTGCGTCACCGGCGCGCTGTAGATGCCGTTGCCACCAGTCTGGCCGATGCGCGTGATCGTGGGCGCTACCAGCGCCGACTCGCCGCGGTGGGCACCGGTCACGGTGCGGGCGGGTTCGTCGATCGAGTGCACGCGCGTCGGGCCGCCGGCGTGCGTCACAGGCACCAGGAACGGCCGCTTCGCCTCGATGACGTAGCGCACCACGCCGTGTGCTATGCGGCGCAGCGTGGCATCGGCCAGCGGGCGCTTCACGCCGATGGCCTTTCCCTCTTCAGCGGTGAGGAAGATGGACGGGCAGGCCAGGCTCCAGTCGATGCACTCGGCGGCCGTACGGTAGGGCTTCAGCCCCGGGCCGTGGGTGGCGGCGGGCCACACGATGGGGCCGGTACCGCGGCGCTTGGCGATCATGAACAGGCGCTTGCGGATGGTGGGCACGCCGAGGTCGCAGGCCTTGATCTCGCGGAACTCGATGTCGTAGCCGGGGCCGGCGCGCTGCAGATCCAGCGTCCACCGGCGGAACGTCTTGCCCTTGCGGTCAGGGCATGGCCGGCCGGCCACCACGGGGCCCCAGTTGCGGAACTCGGGGATGTTCTCCAGCAGGATCAGGTCCGGGCCCACGGCCTTGGCCCATTTCACCACCACCCACGCCAGGCTGCGCACGCGATCGCTCACGGGCGCGCTGCCCTTGGCTGGGGAGAAGTGCCTGCAGTCCGGGCTCGCCCACAGCAGCCCAACAGGCTGGCCACCGCAGGCCTCCAACGGGTTGACGTCCCACACGTTCGTGCGGATGTGGCGCGTCTGCGGGTGGTTTGCGCGGTGGCACGCCAGCGCGGCATCATCGTGGTTGATGGCGGTGTCTACCGGCCGGCCTATGGCCTGCTCAATGCCGGTGGACGCCCCACCCCCGCCAGCGAACAGGTCCACTACCAGCTTGCTGGCCAGGGCCAGCGTGAATTGGGGTGTCAGCATTACGGCTTTGCTCGGGCCAGCGCCCGTCCCATGGTGGTGATGGTGATGACGTGGCCGTGCCCGGTGATGTAGATGAGGCCGCGCTCGAACAGATCGGCCACCGGCACCCCGAACAGGTAGAGACGCGCCAGTGCCACATCGATGAGCGGGTAGACGCGTGACAGGTCGATCTCGCCACCTGCGGCGACGAGGTGCGCGAGTGCATCGCGCTGTTCTTCGGTTGCGCCGCTCATAGCTCGATGGCGCACACGCGCCAGGTGATGCTAGCCAGGGTGAACGTCTGCCCAACCCTGAACCCCCACATATGCGAGAACACAGCGGAGTGCTTGCCCTCTATCGTGATCTTCAGCGGCGCCCAGTTCCCGCGGCCGACTGGCTTGCATGTGAGGGTCATGGTGCTACGCCGGCTTCGGCCAGGCGATCGTAGGAGTCCCACATTCTCAGGCTGGCCAGCCGGGCGATGTCGATGGCGCTGTCGGCGCTGATCTTCTTCGCGTCGCGGTTCGGCGTGGCCCGGCGCTGGCACTGGACGACAAGCCAGCGGCGGCGGTCGCCGCGACGTTCCAGCAGCAGCACTCCCGATGCCGGCGACGGCAGCGCCTCGAACAGGCTGTCGTCCCAGATGTCCTTCGGTACGGCCAAGTAGTGCTTCCAAACCTTCGGCGGCCACAGTCTGGAGCGCCGAGTCTCACGTGTGTGGCCCCACTCAGCACCCAGGCCAAGATCCTGTGCCTCCTGGTAGCTCAGGTAGTGCCACCATTTGTCCTTTGCGGCGTCGCGCCGCAGGTCTGCGCGGCTGGTCTTGATCTCGACGTCGATCACGCGCAGGTCCGTGGTCACCACCAGCAGGTCGCACTCGTGCCCCGTCCAGTTGCACTCCGGCACCACCACCAAATGCTTGCGGTTGAAAAACTGCCGGGCCAGCGCGCCGGCGATGAGGTTGGCGTTCCACGCGGCAGCTTGGTTCATGGGGTCGCCAAGGTGATGAACACGCGCACGCCTGGGGTCTGTGAGTAGCGCTTGCGCTGTGCGCCATCAACCACCTGAACGTCGTCCTTCCACACCACGCCATTGCAGGCGTCGTAGACGGCCTTGACGACGTTGTCCGTGTCCGGCCGGACCACTGGCATCACGCTACCGGCTATGGCCGCACGCTGCTTCTTCTGCGACCAGCTTGCCGGGACTTGGCAGTCGATATAGATGGCCACCCGCACGGCGGCGGTGAGCAACGGCTTGCCGGCCATGGCGATGCTGGCCGCGTGCGCGATCAAGCCCTCGTATGAGGCCGTCTTTTTCGGCGGCGCGAGCCGGCTGAACCCTGCGATCTTGACGATTCTCGGCCGGCCCTTGCCCTGCGGCACACCCGGGACATGGAACGAAATCATGCCTCCCCCCCCCCTGCGCGCAGCGCCACCCACTCGGAATGGAACCCGCCCTCCCCCCCCGTCGCCGGGTCAACCCCGAACCGGTCGATCAGCACCCGCGGCGTCGGGCGCTCCACCTTCTTCACGGTCGGCGGATAGATGACTTGGACCTGGTGGGCCTGGACCTTCGGCGTCGGCGCTGCAGCCGCAGGCCTTGCAGCGGCTGGCGCCGGCGCTTTCGCCGAGCTGGTGGCGCGCGGCTTCTTGGCCTGGTATGTCGCCTTCGACGCGGTTGCGCGACGCGTGCGCGCGGCATCGTATGTGGCTTGGCGCTCGCGGTCCAGCCGAGGCCGCTGCTCTGCCGCCGCTTCCTCGCTCGGAAAATAAACGGCCCGGCCCATCCACTTGACCACCGCGCACTGGCCCTGGTGCCGCAGGTTGTAGAGCACGTTCTGCATGGTCTTCACAGTGGTTCCAAGAGCCGTGGCCACCTGCTCCGGCGTCTGCCCGTCCACCACGTGCTCCGCCAGCAGCTTGAGGATCTGCTGGCGCTCAGCCGCCGGCGGCCGGCCGCCCACGTCGTCGATGCCGGCGATCGTCATCTCTGCCCACTGCAGGGCCTCGGCGTGCACCTCCTGGCCATCCGACTGCAGCCGCAGCAGCTCGGCCGCGGCAATGCGGCGGATGCGGAAGTAGGTTCTACGCTTTGCCATTCACATCTCCACTTCAGGCGGACCTGACTTTGACGCCGCCGGGCTACGGTAGTCCTTGGCGAGGTTGTCGAACTTGGTCATTGGCTTGAGGAACACCAGCCGCACGGTTTCGGTCGGCCCGTTGCGGTTCTTGGCGACGATGATCTCGGCCTCGCCGGGCGTGAGGCTCTGCTTGTTGTAGTAGTCGTCGCGGTAGATGAACATGATGATGTCCGCGTCCTGCTCGATGGCGCCGCTTTCGCGCAGGTCGCTCATCATCGGCCGCTTGTCCGTGCGCTGCTCGACGCTGCGGTTCAGCTGCGACAGGGCCAACACCGGGCAGTCAAGCTCCTTGGCCAGGCCCTTGAGCCCGCGCGTGATGGCGCCGATCTCCGTCGCCCGGTTTTCCTCTCCGGCCACGCCCGCCATCAGCTGCAGGTAGTCGATCACGACGAGGCCGAGCTTGCCGCACTGCCTGGCCAGCCTGCGTGCCCTGGCGCGGATCTCACCCGCCCCCAGCGCCGGCGACTCGTCGATGAAAACCGATGTGTCCCGCAGTTTGTCTGTCGCATCAGTCAGAGCGCCCCACTCGAAGTCATTGAGCGTGCCCTTGCGTAGGTGCTGCTGCTGGATCTTGCCGATGCTGCCCACCATCTTCACTGCCAGCTGGGTGGCGCCCATCTCCATTGAGAACACCACCACCGGCAGATGCTCCTTCACGGCCACGTGCTCGGCGATGTTCAGGGCGAAGCTGGTCTTGCCCATGCTCGGCCGGGCCGCCAGCACCACCAGGTCGCCGCCGTTGAGCCCGCACAGCACCCGATCAAGGTCGGTGAATCCGGTGGACACGCCCGTCACCTCGACGCCGCCCTTGTCGTGCATGTCCTGGATGCGGTCCAGCACCTGCACCACCAGGTCCTGGATGGCCACCGGGCCACTCTGCCCGGCAGCACCCTCCTCGCAGACGCGGTAAATCTCCGACCCGGCCTCGTCCAGCAACTGCAGCGCCGTGCTCTGGCCGGGGTTGAACCCGCGCGTGGCGATGTTGTCGCCGACGGTGATGAGTTTCCGCAGCAGCGACCGCTCGCGCACGATCTCGGCGTAGCGGCGGACGTTGGCGGCGTTGGGCACGCTCTGCGCCAGCGAGTTCAAGTAGACCAGGCCGCCGACTTCCTCGGCCTTGCCCTGGGCCTGCAGTGCCCCGAACGTGGTGATGACGTCGGCGGGCTTGCTGCAGGCAATCAGGCCGCAGATCGCGGCGTAGATGACTCGGTGCTCGTAACGGTAGAAATCGCTGTCCAGCAGCAGGTCGCCCACGCGGTCCCATGCGGCGTTGTCCAGCAGCAGGCCTCCAAGCACGCTCTGCTCGCCCTCCACGCTGTGCGGTGGCACGCGCAGCCTTGAAACGTCGTCATCGGGTGGCACTGGTCGGCCGTCCAGTGTCTTGCTCATGCTGCCGTCCTCGGGTCGTTGACCACCTTGTCCCAGGCCCGCTCGGCCACGAGGTAGTCGAATGTCACGGGACCGCGTTCGGGGTTGCTGCGCCCCATCATCCAGTCGCTGCGGCGCGCGCGCTTGAAGTAGGCCCTGAGCCAAGCCAGCGCCTCGTCTTCGGTCGTGGCACGCACGCTGCCATCGCTCCGGCGCTCGGTGAAGATGCGAAGCCACATGGCGTCCATGAGGCGCTTGCGCTTGATCCACACGGCGCCGTAGCGGTTCGGGATCGGCGCCAGGTTCACCGGCAATTCCTTGCTGCCGGCCGGCGGCATCCACTTCACCAGCTCCTGGTGGAACACGGCCAGGAATTTCTCGTACGGGCACGGTATTTCGGCCATCGCATGGGCCTGCTTTTTCCTGGTCTTGCGGGCCCGTCCCGGCACCAACTCCAGCGACTCCACGCGGGCACAAGGCTTGCCCAGTGGCTGTGTGATCCGCTCCAGCAACTCCTCCAACTCCGGCGCATTGGCGTCGAAGGTGCGCATTTCCCGCTCGCCTGGCTGGTCAGCTGGTAGGGAGACGATCAGTCTGAGCATCGGTAATTCCTGCTGCAAGAAAAGGGGGGGCTTTGGGGATGGTTGCACATCCGCCGCTCCAGGCTGGGGGTGCTTCTGCCCGCTCCAGCCCCAAGTGCCCTGGGGGGTGACCTGAGTCGCTGCCATGCAATGCCTGCCCCGTTGTCATGGCTACCGCTTGCCCGGCTCGTGTCACCAACGGCCGGATCGGCTCGCACGCATGGGTGGCGTGGCCGGTCTTTCTTCCGGTGCCCCGATGCAGGGGCATGGCTCGTGTTCTCGGCTCGACCGGTAGCCCAGTCGGGGACGGCTTTGTGGTGGTGGCGATCATGGCCGCGTCATCCGGCGTCCATCCGCGGCGTAGATGCATACCATGGGCTGCTCATTCCCAAGGCCCGGCCGGTCGGCACAATGACCACCACCACAAAGCCGTCGCGCCAAAAGCAAAACCCCGCAAACGCTTTGCTGGGGCATGGCCCTTGGCATGGACAGGATCGACACGGAGGCTCCGGAAGGTACGGACGTGCTTCACCTACGCATGCCCCAGCAAAACACTCGCGGGGTTGCGACCTTCCTTCACCTCTGTGCCGGCTGCCACACCGACGAGGCGGACTTTGCAGCAACTGCTGATGCGCGTCAACCCCCGGTTGCGGCAAGAATTTCCGGACGGCAAGCGGCGCGCCACGGTCAGCCACGCGTCACCTCGGCCAGCAGCGGCGCGTCGGCAGCAATGCGATCGGCCGCCATCGGCCCGTTGCGCTCGTCCAGGTCGATGAGGATGGCGTCGCGGCCTTCCTGGTCGGCCACAAGGCCCGTGGTACCACTTCCACCAAAGCAATCCAAAACGGTGCCACCTGGTGGGCACCCGGCCCGCACGAACGGCCGGATCAGCTCGGGCGGGTACGTGGCGAAGTGCGCGCCGCGGAATGGCTCGCTGGAAAGCCAGCGAACGCTGCGGGGGTTGCGCGTGGCCGGCTTCTCCGTCAGCGCAGCGTCGAAGCTGGCGTTGTTCTTGGCGCGCCAGCCGGCGCCACTGCCCATGCGCGCGCTCTTGCCGTCGGCATAGGCGCCGTCGTTGCCGCTGGTGGCCAGCGCAGCCTTGGGGGTCTTCGGGTGCTGGCCGGCCTGGGCGTGTGCCGCGGCGTCGTGCGGGACTTGGCCCTGGGCCCAGCCGTGCGGGTGCCTGGCGCGCGGCTTCTGCACGTCGTCGTAGCCGCGCCCGAACCCGACGCCGGTCGATGCCATGCGCTCATGCGCGCCCATGCTCGCCGGCTCTTGGATGGCCTTGGCGTCGAAGTAGTAGTGCGCGCTTTTGGCCAGCAGGAACACGTGCTCGTGAGCCTTCGTGAAGCGGTCGTGCACGCTCTCCGGCATGGGGCTGCGCTTCGCCCAGATGATCTCCTGCCGGAGCCACCAGCCCGCATCCTGCAGCGCGAAGGCCAGGCGCCACGGCTGGCCCACCATGTCCTTCGGCTTCAGGCCGGGCTGGGCGAGATCAGACCGCGGCACTGGGTGTTTGTCTCGGCGCGGGCCGGCGGTCATGCGTTGCGCCTTTGGGCCGCCGCCGACATGGCCATTGCCTCGCAATGTGCTGCTGGTGCTGGGCGGCGTTACGCCCTGATGGCCGCGGGCGCCAGCGTATGAGTCCCCCAGGTTCAGCCACAGCGTGCCATTCGGCTTGAGCACCCGCCTCACCTCGTCGAAGACGCCGACCAGGGTCCGCACCCAATCCTGCACCGTGGGCTCGCTGCCGATCTCCAGGTGCTTCAGCGGGTGGTTGGCTGGCAGGTATGACCTTAAACCCCAGTAGGGGGATGAGGTGATGCAGCAGTCCACGGAGTCGTCGGCCAGGGTCTTCAGCACCGCCCGCACGTCGCCGGTGAGGATGCGGACCGTCACGGCTTGGCCCGGCGCTTCTTCGGCTCTGGCGGGTTGAGCACGGCGTCGATCGCCCGCAGCGTCACCGTGCTGGGGCGGTAGGCCTTGGCGTCCGGGCGCGCGCTGGCCACCAGCCGCTGCAGCGTGCGCAACGGCAGGCCCGACTGGCGTGAGAATTCCTCGATGTTGGGGATGGCCACGATTTGAGCGCGGATGGCGACGGGGTCGATCGGTTTTGTATCCATGCCGAACATGCTACAGAAACCCGCCACCTGTCGCAACACCCCATAGACGCGTCAGGTGCCAAAGCGGGGGTTGACACCCCGCCACGTGGCAGGCAAAGTCGGGCCTCCTCCTACCAACCGATGAAGGGACCGCTCGTGTCCAATCAACTGCACCCGGTGTTCGCCGGGATCCTGGCAGCGCATGGGCTGCCGCAAGACCAGCCGCCACCGCCAGTCGTGCGCGCCGACTACATCGCGGCGATGATCCGCTGCGGCTGGACCATCGACAGCGTGCCGGACTACCTGACCACCGAGCGCGGCCAGGCCGAGGTCCAGCGCCTGCGCGAGATGCGCAAGGCCATCGACCAACTGGGCTTCCTGTGGTTCGAGTTTGCCCACCCAGCATTCAGGGACGACGCGCTATGAGCGACCAGCCACCGTGCAAGCTCTTTGACCTTCCTCTTGGCTCGCGGTTTCGATACCTTGACAGCGGGGCAGAACGCCGGACCTACGTGCTCCTTGGTTTGGGCGAATGCGGGCTGGTGGGCGATGCGCCGGCGAACAAAGTCAGGCGCGTGTTCCAGGGCTTGTATAGCGCCGCCGAGTCGCGCAAGGAGTTCGAGGATCTGCTGGTTGAGTTCGTCCCCGTCTGCGAAGCCGGGCCGGCCCTGCTGGCGGCTCTGGTCATGGTCCGTGACGCCGACGACGACTGCATCCGTGACGGCTTGCCGCGCATCCCGAACCTGCCCCGGGCCAGCATCGACGCTGCCATTGCCCAGGCCACCAGGGGACCGGTATGAGCAACGTCTACGACGGCGGTCCAGCCTTCCCGGTCCTGAACCGCTCCAAGGAGTGCAGCAACTGGGATGGAGAAACGCACGTGGCGCACGAGACCGTGGGCGGCATGTCGCTCAGGGCCTACTTCATGGCCCACGCGCCAGCGGAGCCGCAGGCTTGGTTCAGCCCGGCCGGCGTCGCCGAGTTACCGCCGATGCCGGCCATGGTGCAGAACATGACCGAAGCCGAAGCAACCGAGATGGAAGGCTGGGGCGAGTACCTTGGCACCTCCGATCTGACGGAGCTTCGTGTCATCGAGTTCGCGCTGGCCCACGATGCCAGAAGCAAAGAAGTTTCACTGCTGGCCTTGGAGTTCGAGAAGCAGCGCTACTTGCAGTGGCCGGCGGCCTGGGCGGATGAGCAGTTGGCAATCCTGAAAGGCAAGCCGTGAGCGTGACCTGCAACCACTGCGCCGCCGAGGCGACCCTGGTCAACGGCCAGGACCTCTACGGGTCCGCCGCGCTCCAGCACAAGCTATTCTGGCAGTGCCAGATCTGCAGCGCCTACGTCGGCTGCCACCCGCCGGCCAGGGCGAACGGCAAGGGCGGGCAGGGCGATGGCACGGTGCCGCTGGGCACGCTGGCCAACCCCACCGAGCGCCGGGCCCGCAGCCGCGCCCATGCTGCCTTCGACAGCCTGTGGCAGCCCGGCGGCCCGATGACGCGCAAGGAGGCCTACGCGTGGCTGGCCGGCCGGCTCGGGCTCCGCGCCGACGACTGCCACATCGGCATGTTCGACCCGCAGTCCTGCGAGCGCGTGTGCACCGAGGTCGCTGAGTACTTCAGGCGGCTGCGCGGCGGCCGCGTTCACACAGTGCCGCCCGGCACGCTATCCGCCGCCACCCGGGCGGGACAACCTCACGCAAGGAGAAACCGGTGACCACCACCACAAAGACCGAACAGCATGAGACCGCCGCCATGCGCCGCGGCACCGAGCAGGAAGCCCTGGCGCGCCAGCACTACGAAGGCGCCACCTCTGGCCCAGCCACCCCGACGTACAACCCGGTGCTGCAGGAGACCGAGCGGCACGCCATTGCCACGGCCCCTCACCCCCCTGTGCAGGTCATGCCGGCCCAGCAGCAGACGCCGGCCACGTGGGTGGACAACGCCATCCGCCAGGGCGTCCCGCCCGACCAGCTGCGCATGCTGATGGACCTGTGGAAGGAGTGGAAGGCCGAACTGCGGCGCGAGGCCTTCGCCGCGGCCGTGGCTGCCTTCCACGCCACCAACCCCGTGGTGGTGAAGGACAAGCGCAACGACCAGTACGGCAGCTACTACACCACGCTCGGGAACCTGGTGCAGAGCGTGAGCCAGGAGCTGGGCCGGCAGGGCCTGTCCGTGTCCTGGGACCCCGACAACACCGCCGAAGAGGGCTGGGTCACGATCACGTGCACGCTCCAGCACGCAGCCGGCTACTCGAAGACGACGTCGGTGCGGCTCCCGAACGACGAGTCCGGGAAGAAAAACCCGCTGCAGGAGATCAAGTCCGCGATCACCTACGGCCGGGCCCTGACGTTCGAGAACGTGCTCGGCCTGGCCGCCATCGCCGAGGCCAACCTTGACGATGACGGCAACGCCGCGGGCGTGCCGCGTGGCGAGGCCGGCGGTCGCCAGCGCCAGGGTGGTGGTGACAACGCCGGCAAGGAGAAGCTGCTGGATGCCGGCCGCAACAAGGCGCTGGAGGGCATGACGGCGCTGACGAAGTGGTGGTCGCTGCTGAGCAGCCCCGAGCGCTCCCTCATCACCCCCGACTTCGCGCACATGAAGAAGGCGGCCCGCATTGCCGACGAAGAGAAAGAGCGCGGAGGTGCGGCATGAGCCACCCAACCAAGGCGACTTACGTCTACAAGCCCTGCGAGCAGGGCAGCGAGGTCTGGCACAGCCTGCGCGCCGGCGCCTGCACGGCCAGCCGGTTCACTATCGCCCGCCAGCGCATGAAGCGGTCCGCTGGCGGCCGCGACGTCGGCGCCCCCACGGCTGCGTGCGAGCAGTACGCGTGGCTGCTGGCGCTGGAGCGCATCGCCGGCAAAGCCCTCTCGGACCCGTTCGAGACCTACGCCATGCGCCGCGGCCGCGAAGAAGAGCAGCCCGGGCGCGAGCTGTACGAGTGCCGCACGGGCATGGTCATACAGGCCCAGGGGCTGGCCCTCACCATCGACGGCCGGTTCGGCTACAGCACCGACGGCCGGGTCTACGACCAGCCGGGCCTTGTGGAGATCAAAACGCCGATGGCCCCCGAGAAGGTTGGTGGCGTGTGGGTTGACCCGAAGCCGTTCCTGGACGAGCACATCGACCAGTGCGACGGCGGCCTCATGATCACCGGCCACGACTGGATCGACCTGGTGGTCTACACGCCTTGGCTTGCAGCCATCGGCAAGGACCTGTTCGTGCACCGGTTCATGCGCAACGACGCCCGTATCAAGGCGTTGAAGTCCGACCTGGAGGAGTTCTGGGAACTGACATCCAGCTACGAGCGGGCCCTGCGCGCAGGGTCAGCCGAACCGGCGCCGAAGCCACCGCCTGCAGCGGCGCCAGCCCCGGCGCCGATCATCAACATCCCCAGCACCGCCCCCGGTGCGCTGCCCGAAACCCTCTTCTGAGAGCAACCACATGAGCGAGAAAGACACCATCAAGACCGACGCCGACGCCATGGCGTCCAGCCTGGCCACCGTGCAGACCGCGGTCGCCGGCTTTGACATCATCGCGGCCGGCATGGTCGCGCTGGCCAAGGCCCATCCCGTTGACGTGGTCGCCGACGCATCGACCAAGGAGGGCATGCAGATCCTGAAGGACGGCTACAGCGCCTACCGGAACCCCCGCCTGGAGTTGGAGCGCAGGCGCAAGGAGGCCAAGGCGCCCGTCGTGGCCTTGGGCAAGAACATCGACGCCTTCGCCGGGCAGCTGGAGAACCAGCTCCGGGTCGGCGAGAACCACTACGGCGGCCAGATTGAGGCCTACAAGGCCGAGCAGGCGCGCAAAGCCGAGGAAGCGCGCCTGGCCGAGGAGCAACGCCGGGAGAAGCACGAGAAGGCGCTGGCCGTGATCCGGTCCTACTCGGCCATGGCCACGGGGCTGCCGTCGGCGCGAATCGCCAACGGCATCGCCAAGCTGGAGGCGATGCGGTTCGGCGCCGAGTGGGAGGAGTATGCGTCCCGGGCCGTGATCGCCCAGACGGAGACGCTGGTGCAGTTGCGGACCATGCTGGACCAGGCCAAGGCCGCTGAAGCGGCTGCAGAGGCCGAACGCATCCGCCAGGAGGAAGAGGACCGCAAGCGCGAGCAAGAGCGGCAGGACAACGAGCGCAAAGCCGCCGAACTGAAGGCCGCGGCCGACGCCCTAGCCGCCCAGATGGCTGACCTGAAACGCCGAGAGCAGGAGTTCGATGCCCTGCGCGAGGCCGTGCAGCAGACCGATCCGGCGGCCGAGGACAAGGACGCGAACAAGGCCTTCGATGTGTCAGAGGCGCAGGCAGATGCCGCGAGGAACACCCTGGACGCCAAACTCTCTGAGACGCCTGCGAGCATGCTCACGCCATCCCAGCTCGCGAGCGTGCGCCCGATGGGCCGGCCGCTCCTTGAGCCGCCGGCCGTGCACATGCTGGCCACCGACGGCGACAAGGCCAGCCAGCACCAGCAGGTGCGCCTTTCCGTGGTGCCGAAGGCGCCAGAGGAGCCGACGGTGAAGCTTGGCGAGATCAACGCGCTGATGGGCGAAGGCTTCGCGATGACTGAGGCCTTCGTCACGAAGACGCTGGGCATCGCCAAGCCGACGCCGCCGGCCGGCTCGCGTGGCGTGCTGTTCCTGCCGTCGCAGGTGCACGAGATCCTGACGGCCCTGGCCGAGCGCGCGCTTTCTTCGAGGCCGTGAGCCATGGCCGGTTTGAAGCCATTCATGAGCGGGCACTGCACGACGTGCCCTGAGTGCGGGGCCACGGGCGACTACGAACTGCTGGCCCAGCGCGTGCGCGAGATCCAGGAGGCCTGGGCCGCGGCTGGGCGCTATCCTGACACCATGGCCGACCGCGCAGCCATTGAGCACGCGATCGACCTGGCTGTGGCAGCCATCGGCAAGGAACCTGGTCCGTGAGGCGCAGCATGTTCAAACGCCTGATACCGGAGCGGAAGCGGTCTGTGCCGACACCTGGCACCGGCCGCGGCGTGCACGCGCGCAGCCCCGACACCGTCGTGGCTGTGCCCAAGGAGGACGTGCCGCGCTGCGAGGACTACCTGCGCTACGTGGCGAGCCTGCCCTGCTGGCTCTGCGGGGCCGAGGGGCGGTCCCAAGCCGCCCATTCGGATGAGGGAAAGGGCGAGCGCATCAAGGCCGGCGACGATCGCGCGTTTGCCCTGTGCGCAGACCAGCTTGGCAAGCCCGGGTGCCACCACGCCATGGGCACGGCCGGCACGTTCACGCGCGATGCCCGCCGGCGCCTTGAGCGCCAGGCCGTGGCCTACACGCAGCACGTGCTGATCGAGCGCTCGGCCGGCGACCCGAAGCTGCGGGCGGTGCTGGTCAAGGTGCGGCTGCTGCCGCCGTTGGAGCCGGCATGAAGAAGCAGCTTCGGTGGCGGTACTACTGCGACCACTGTCGCAAGGCCGGTGGACAGGCCAAGGCGATGGAGAAGCACGAGGCCGTGTGCACCATGAACCCTGCCCGGGTTTGCGGCATGTGCAAGTTCGCCGACCTGGAGCAGGTGCCGCTGGCCGACCTGCAGGCGGCATGGCTTCGGCTGACGTTCGCGGAGGTCAGAGAGATGGCCGGCGGGTGTCCGGCCTGCATGCTGGCAGTGATGCGACAGGACAACGAGCCACATCCTGACTACGACGACCGGGCCGCCTACGAAGACTACGAACGCCGCCACGCGAGCGAATTCGACTTCAAGCAGGCGGCGAAGGAATGGCTCAGCGAGTTCGGGCGACGCCGCTGTGAAGAAGGTTACTGAGCCATGACAGAACACGACGCCTTCGTCCGCGTATTCGTGCTGGACTCCGAGCAGGCTTGCGCCCAGCTCTGGGCCGTGCTCAAGCAGCGCCACGAGATTGCCCAGTGGGGCCAGGTGCTGCAGGTTGTGGTGTCGAAGCGTTCGCCGACGCGCCGGGCCGACCAGAACAGGAAAATGTGGAAGGCCTACTTGGAACCCATATCCCAGCAGGCGCGCGCGAACGGACATGCCATCCGCGCCGAGGACTGGCACCTGGTGCTCAAGGCCATGTTCCTGCCGGAGGTGTGCGCCAAGGGCATCCACAAGTGGACGTACAAGGACAACGGCGACCGCGAACTGACCATGTCCACAGGCGACCTGAACGAAAACGAGTTCGAGGTGTACCTGCACGAGATCGGCAGCTACGCCACACACGACCTGGGGGTTCGCCTCCCAGCCAACCCCAGAGACCTGCAAGGGTCGCAATACGAGGAACCTGAAGCATGAAACTGAAGCAGTTTGGACTGACCGTCTGGACCCCGGCGCGCTGCAAGCACGTGGCCAAGCGCGAGGAGAACCATGGCGACGACTTGGTGGACGCCATGACCATTCACTACGAGATCGAGTTCACGAACGACCGCCTCGACGACTGGTTCCCTGGCCTGCGCCATGCCCTCTACATGGCCAAGAACACCACCAGCACAATCGACGGCGTGCCGGAGGTGACACCCGACAAGCGCACGGACCTGATTGAGTCGCCGCACCACCTCAAGACCGAGTGCGCCGGCTACATGCTCTACATGCGCCGCGGCGCCGGCCACTCGAAGCCGATGCAGGTTGAGTGGGCCGGCGTTGACGCCAAGGACTTCAAGCTGGACGCGAAGGCTGGCGGCCTGTGCAAGCTCGGTTTCAAGACCAACCTCTCCGGACTGGACCCGGAGACCATGGGCCGGCTCGCAAGCATGGGCGGCCGCGACGTGGAGATCATGTTCGTGCCGCCGAAGCTGCAGGAGGGGACGATGCCCGATGGGCACCAGCCGCCGAAGGGGAAGGTCAAGCCGACCTCTTCCAAGCAGATGCGGATCCCTGGCGCGGGCGACGGTGCCGAGCCGGTCGGCGGCGAACAGCCGGCCGGAGGAGCTCCAGAGACGCCGGCGGCCGAGATCAACCCGTTCAAGTTCAGCGTGCGAGACGGCGAGATCATTGACAACAACCCAGGCGCCGGCAACCCGTTCGTCGTCGGTGACCCGCCCAGCGCCACGGAACTGTTCCTGGATGCGCATGCGCCCGAGATCGGCGAGTTTCCTGACGATGGCAGCGGCGACGCCGAGCCCGATGACGAAGGCGATGGCGAGGACGACGCGGCTGCAAGCACCGGCCTGGCCGACGACGTCGTGCCAGAGCGCTCGGTGAAGCGGGGGTCCGCCATTTCCGGCAAGAAGTCGAAGAAGTAGCACCTACGACGGGCAAGCCACCGGCCCACCACGGTGGCGAACACAGCAAGGAGAGAACAGCATGATTCCACCAACAGTTGGCCGCCGCGTGTGGTACTGGCCCAAGAAGGACGAGAAGGTCAAGTCCGACCACGAGCAACCGTTCGATGCCGGCATCGTCCACGTCAACGGCGACGGCACCGTGAACCTGGACGTGAAGAACGAATACGGGTACCCGCTGACTGGCAAGCACCACATCACGCTGGTCGAGAGCCCGGACAAGGCCGTGCCTGGGCAAGCCAGCTGGATGCCATACCAGGTCGGCCAGGCCAAGCAGCCCCAGACCACCCAGATCATCCCCTGACCACACCAATTCCAAACCACCACCACTGGACACCACCATGCCCGCATCCACCATCCCACTGACCCTCACGCCCGAATCCTCGCAACTGCACGGCTACGGCTACGACCCCAAAACCCAGACGCTGGCGCTGGAGTTCAACAGCAACCACGCCACGAAGACCTATCACTACCCGGGCTTCACGCCCGAGCAGTTCGAGGCGCTGAAGAACGCCGCGGCCGAGTCAATCGGCAGCCACTTCTACAAGCACATCAAGAAGCAATGGGAGGGCAAGTTCCAGATCCTCTACAAGGACGTGGCCACCGACCACGACCCGCTGGAAAGCTGAAGCTGCGCCGGCGTGATTCAGCTCGAACCCACCAGCGCCGCACCGTGGGCGCGCGAGATGATCGCCGAGGAGGCCGTGCGCATGCGCGGCCTCGAAGGCAACGCCCGCAAGTACGCGGCCAAGCACGCCGTGGCTCGCCAGGCGTCCACCTACGTCGCCGAGGCCTATGCAGAAGCAGCGATCCTGCTGGAGAAGCGTCTGGCCGGCATCAACCCAGTGAGCACCGTGTGACAACACCGACCCACACCCATACCCTCGCTGTCATGGCGGTCAGCCAGGCCGCCTTCATGGAGATCCACGCCAACCTGCTTGGCGCTGGCTATGAGCACGCGATTGCCAAGGAAGCCGACGGCACGGACATGCTGGACATGACCGGCATCGGCCTTGTTCCCAACGACAACAGTGGGCCCGCGCACGCCGAGCACATGGACGCCGGCGACTGCCCGATACCGCCCGGGCTCATCGGCACCGTGACCGGACGCGACTGGCTGCTGCGCGAGGCCGTGCGCGTCATGCAGGCAGCGCAGGACCTGGGCTTCGTACTCACCATCGACCTGGTGCCGCGACGGCCGCTGGCGATGGGCAACTACGAGGCGCTGGCGACCGTACGGCCAGCGCGCGGACCGCGTGGCGACTACGAGCCGCCGGTGCCAGATGGTTTCGACCCAGATTCCTACGACTGGAGGAAGGCCAGCGCCGATGCGCAGCCGCTCCACGAGGTCCAGTCGGTGCTCACCTGCCACGCTGCGAAGGACGACCTGGTATGAGCTACGTGCCTGAACCAAGCTCCGTGGCCGCTCGTGTTATCGCACTCCTGAGAGCGAAACCTCCTGGCGCGCTGATTACCAATGCCGAGCTTTCCCACCAGCTCGGCGTCCCAGCTTCTTCATTCGCCGGCTGTCTCACGTCGGCCGTGAACGCTGGCCTCGTGCACAAGCGCTGGCACGACATCGCCGGCGGCCGCAGCACTATCTGCTGGGTCCTGGGCCCGCGGGTGGTGGAGCCTGTGGGGCTGCCTCAAGATGTGCCGCAGGACCACTCCCCTGCGCCAGCAGCTGAACCAGCCGTGACCGCCATTGCCACCAATGGCGGCGAGCCTGACCCAGTGACCGTTGAGATCAAGTCAATTCTTGACCAGCAGGAGGCGACAGCACCGGCGCCGGCAGGTGCGCCAGAGTCTTTCGCCTGCGCGCTCTTCAACGACGGCCGCCTCTACCTCGAACTCGGCGACGAAACGATGACGCTGCAGGTAGAGCACACGCGCGCCCTTCTCGCCTACCTCGAACGCGTGGCGATGCCGTGAAGAAGCCGCCGCCGGCCGCATGGTCCATGCAGAAGCTGCGCGTCAGCTTTGGCACCGTGCCGGAGGCGCTCTCGTTCATCGTGCTGCCGCAGTGCAGGCGCGCGAACAGTGGCCAGGTTTGGCAGGTGATGAGGGTCCGCGGCCGCACGCTGCACTGCATGGTGATGCCGCCGGACCACGACTACAGCAAGGAGCCCGCAGACACCGTCTACCTGTGGTGGGAGTGGGCGACACGGAAAAGGAGGCCATGATGGCCGTCAAAACCAGAATCGAATGGTGCGACAGCACTGCCAACTACTGGCGCGGCTGCACCGAGGTGTCCAAGGAGGAAAGTGGCGGCGGCGGCTGCGACAACTGCTACGCCGAGTCCATGAACAACTGGCTCCACGGCGGCGAGAACTGGGGGCCCGGCGCGCCGCGGCACAAGTACGACACGACCTCGCGAATCGTGCGGTCCTGGCAGCGCCAGGCCAGCAGGTTCGCGCAAGAGCACGGCCGGCGGCGGCGCATCTTCGTCAACAGCACCGCCGACACCTTCGACAACGAGGTGGAGCAGGCTTGGCGTGAGGAAATCTGGGACGACATCCGCGCGTGCCCGGACCTGCTGTTCATGGTCCTCACGAAGCGCATTGGCAACGCCCGTGGCATGCTCCCGGCCGACTGGGGGTGCGGCTACCCCAACGTCATGCTGCTGGCCACCGTGGTGAACCAGCGCGAGGTGGACCGCGACGTGCCGAAGCTGCTGGCCCTGCCAGCCAGGTGGCGCGGAATCAGCGTGGAGCCGCAGTTGGGGCCGATCGACCTGACCAGGGTGAACCCAGAGACGGCCGGCTGGAAAGAGCGCGAGAGGTATGGTGACGTGCTGCGTGGCGTCATGCTCGAACAAGAGCTGGTCGACAATCGCCGGTCAGCAGAGTGCCCGTTGGACGGCAAGTTGGACCTTGTCATCAACGGCGGCGAGAGCGGTCGCCGAGCCAGGCCATCGCACCCGGCGTGGTTCAGGTCACTGCGCGACCAGTGCGAGGAAGCCGGCACGGCCTACCTGCTGAAGCAGATTGGCGAGTGGGTTGCGCGCGAGGCGGTGGAAGACACCCGCGCCGACCCGCCGAAGTCGCTGGTCTACGTCGCCAAGCACGACATGACCTACCGCCGCGTCGGAAAGAACGCGGCCGGCCGCGCGCTGGACGGCCGCGAGCACATCGCATTCCCGAAGGATTTCAGATGAGCGCCGGCGGTGACGAGGACCCACGGATGTGGGACTACTGGCGCAACAAGTACGGGCACGATGAGGCCCTGCGCCTGTACTACCCCAACACCATATCGGCCGCGCCTGAACTGCGCGTGTGGCTGCAGCAGCAGCTGGCTGCGCAGCAGGCGATCGACGCGCACATGGCCAAGCTGGCCGCCGAGGCCGAGCGCGCAAACCCGGATGGCAATGCCTCCGAATGGTGGACCAAATGACCAGCCTTGCACTTCTCATCGACCTCACGCCGCACCAGCCCATCGAATGCGCCATGTGCGGGGCCGTGGGCCCCTTCGACTGCGCCGTTCCCTACTACTGCGGGCCCGTGCTCGAAGGGCAGAGCCAGGGCGGCTACCGCTGCGTGTGCAGGACCTGCTATCGGAGGTGGGAGGACTGGAGCGAACGAATCACCCGCGAGCGGGCCCAGGCTGCCGCGCTCAGCTGGGACCAGTGGAAACCATCGAGGGATATTCAATGAGCAACAGCAGCAAGCCTGCGCCGCTACCAACGCGCCTGATGCGCGCTCGCACGCTCCTTCGTTCATGGAAGGTAGCCTGCCGAGACGGCAGCACTGAGAGGGCCGGGCCGAACAAAGGCACGATCACAGACGCCCGGGTGCTACGCGAACTGGCGGACTTCGACGCTGCCATTCAGGCGGTCAATGAGGCCATCAAGCTCGCGCGCACGCCACAACTGGGACCGCCGGGCGTGCATGGCGGCCTCACCCAATGCGACATGCACGAGGACGAATCGAGATGATCACCAAGAGCCTTGACGTAGTGCTATCCACCCCTGGGATCTGGATAGCGGTGACCAACTGCCTCATGCTGATTGAGGTTGAGCCAGACGGTACCTGCCACCAACTCAACATGAGGAACATGGAGCGCGACGGCGAACTGACCCGTGGCGGCTGGTGCATCAGCCCCTGGCTCCAGTTCGTCGGCCCGATTGGACGTGCTGGGCAGACCGCCGGCACGACTGGCGGCGCGTCGTCGCAAAGCAAAGGACCACTATGAGCTACGAGAGCAAGCAGTCGATGCTGGAGCGCGGGAAGGATCTGGCCACCAGGTTCTGTCGGGCCAACGGAATCAATGCCCCCCAGGTCGAAGAGGTCCAGCAGGTTGACTGGCGCTTCGGCGCGTGCGCCTACTACCGAGCCAACGTGACAACGATCTGCGTGGCGAAATGCGCCGGAGCCGGCTACACGGGCATGCAGTGGTCTTTCCCAGGCTACACCGTGGACCGCACGCCGTATGGCGTCATCCAGCACGAACTCGGGCACCACGTGGATATGACCTTCAGTGACGCCAAGAGGCTTTATTACGGCGACTTCAGCCAGGGCATGCGCAAAACGTCTGGCGAAGACCCGATCACCACCTACTGCCCGAACGACGGCGAGTGGTTCGCGGAAATGTTCCGCGTCTTCGTCACCAACCCAGACCTGCTGCGGCTGTTGAGGCCGCGCACGCACGCGGCGCTGACCTTCTGCTTCAAGCCGGTGTTCGATGACACCTGGCGCGAGCGTTTGGCCGGAGCACCCGACCGCACCGTACTGGCTGCGCAGCGAAAGGTCGAAGCCGCGGCTCAGCGCCGCTTCAACGCTTCGTAGGAGCGCTCGCAGGCGAGGCCGGCGGCTCTGGCGCTGTCGGCATAGGCAGCCAGGACCGCCGCGCGATCGTCAGCGCGCTGGAACACGTCGGCGAGCACTCCGATGGGATCGCCGGCTGCCTCGCCTCCGCCGGCAGGGGCGGCACGGGCAGCGGCAACGGCAGCGGCGAGCCGCACCCGCAGATCACGGCCGGCAGCATCCAGGTCAGCCCGGTCAATGCGCAGGCGCGCCAGTTCCTCGGTCGTCCGTGCATGGCTCTCCTCCATGCGGCCGCGCATGGCCGCGTCTTCACGCTGGGCTTCCTCGACGGCGGCGACGCGCTCGCGCTGGGCGCGCGCATCGCGCCAGTCCCACCCGGCCCACCCGCCAGCGGCCAGACCGACGGCTAGCGACAACGCCACGGCCGCAGCGATCTCGCTCATGCCTCGCTCTGGCTGGCGCTGGCGTCGATGATCGGCAGCGGCACGTACATCCTGTCGCCGGGCGGCAGCCGAAAGCCCAGCACGCGCCCTTCGTCGAAGGCTGCCAGGGACACGGCGTTGCCCTGGTTGCCACCGAGGCATACCAGTTCCGCAGACCTGGTGCGGCCCACGGCCAGGGCGACGTGGCCGCCGCCTTCGCGGCCGAACACCACCACCGTGCCCACCACCGGGTTCGCTGTGGACTTGCCCCAGTCCAGCCAGGACTTGGCGCGCCAGCACGATGGCGGGGGCGCGATGCCGGCCTCCGTCATCCACGCGCCGACGGCGCCGCCGCACCACGGCGTCTCGTCGTCGGTGAACGGTGCTTTGACGGCGCGCCACATCGCCAGGATGCGCGGCGCCTGGATGTGGCCCGGGACCTCGCGCAGGCCGATGTCGCGGCGCGCGATCTGCAGCCAGTAGGGGTCGCCGGGCTGTGGCTGGGTCTGGTCAGAAGTCGTCGGCATTGTTCCTCCAGTTGTCGGCCAAGGCCTCCAGCCCGTACGGCAGGCGCTCCTTGAGCCAGGCCAGAGCGTAGCCGAAGGCGTCGCGCTCGGTCACCAGGTGCTCGACGGTGCAGGTGCCGTGGCCAGCGCGATCGAGTGCGTATTGCTCGGCCCGCGTCCGCTCCTTGAACAGCGCCGTCTCTCCCTTGGCGCACTCAACAACCTCACCGACCACGCGCATTGGTCTGGGCATGGGTCACTCCGAATCTTGGTAGGTGCCGGCCGGGGCGGAAAAACGCCACCGGTGCGCGCTCAACAGCAGGTACAGCAGCACGCTGGCCACCAGCGCCATCGTGCCGATGTCGCGGTTCTCCAGCAGGTCCATCACCCAGCCGCGGGCGCCGAACTCGCGCGCCAACTCCCAGTTGATGCTCCACACCGCTGCGCAGAAGAGGCCTATGGCCAGCACCGCGTGCTGCGCCGCCACCGCCAGCTTCGTGCGCGCGGGGTGCATGAGCCGCAGCCGACAGAGGATCGCCCAGATCCCGGCCGCGGCCAGCACCAACGTCAGCAGCGCCACCGGCGCGATCAGGCAGTGCAGCATGCTCATGGGGCATCCCCTTTCACTTTGGACTCGACGACGCGGGCGGCGCGCCGGAAGGCCCACCTGATGATCCCGAGCCAGCTCGTGCCGATCGCGGGTATGGCGATTGCCACGAAGAACAGCAGCTCGAACGGCTTGCTGTGCAGGTGCGGGGCGACGATGTTCGCCAGCGCGCCGGCGCCGCCAACCGTCACGATGAAGCTGACGACGATGAACCAGATGGTGTTGATCCTCGTGCCGTCCTCGCCCATCCGCCACACGCCAATGATGACGCCTGCGAACCAGCCGAACACGATGAGCATCATCATGCCCAGGGCTGGCCCGAGCACGTTGCCGAAGGCCCAGACAGCAAGGGTGACAAGCACCGTGTCAAGACTTGGGATTTTTTCCACCGCCAGGGCTCCTGATGAGGAACAACACCACGAGGCCGATGAACAGCCCCACCAAAGCGAGCGGAATCTTGAACCGGGCGTCGCACTGGTCTTGGCCAGGCAGTACCACCCACGGGTTCGCGAGCCAGAGCATAGAACACCCGGCCGTGAACATGAACAGCACGATGAGGTAGCAGCAGACCAGCACCAGCCGCGGGTAGGTGCGGTAGCCCAGCGCCAGCGACCCCAGCAGGAACATGACCAGGATCGCCAGGCTGGCGTTCCAGACGTCGGCCTGGGCCCACTCTGGCGCCGCCTTCCAGCCGAAGACCGTGAACATACCCACCGCAAGCAGGCCGATGGCGGTGATCTTCACTTCGGTGTCGTCGGCCGCGGCCCGAAGCTCACCAGCAGCTTGACGGCCTGGCCCACGGTCTGGGCCGGCGGCCGCAGGCGGAACACCGCCCACGACGCTACCACCACCGCCGTGCCGCCAATCAGCATTGCCTCGTACATGGTCTTCTCCTTCGGTTACTGGGTGCTCCGCACCACGGGGTTGGTCATCACCTTGTGGCTGATGAGGGCCTTCTGCGCCAGGATCTTGTCGATCTCCTCGCGCTTTTTCTCCGGCGTCATCTTCTTGTCGGCGTAGATGGCGTCGCGCTTCCTGTTCAGGTCCTGCAGCATGCTGGTGGCCGACTGTACCTGCTGCCGCAGCGCCAGCTTTGTGGCCTCGCGCTTGGCCAGCGCTATCGCGCCTTCCTTGTCTCCCTTCTTCGCTTTGTCGCGCACGGTCTCGTAGATTTCCTCGACGTCGGTGCGAAGCGCATACAGGTCCTGCTCGAAGACGGTCGCCCGCGGCGGATCCATGCGGTAGAAGTCGCGCACCAGCGGCAGGTCGTCCAGCCGCCGGGCCGGCGCCGGCGCCTTGTTGTCCAGTGCCGCCACGGCCAGGTCGGCCAGCCCAAGGGCGTATGCGCCGATGGTGCCGAAGTAGGCGTTGGCCAGGTACTCCAGCTTCTTCGGCCCGAGCCCGGTGGCGTTCACCAGCGGCTCCGCGGCCTGGGCCAGCTTCACCGCCGCCGGCGACGTCAGCGCGCTGTAGCGCTGGGCCGGCTGCTTCTTGGCGTCGGACATGCTCTCGATCGGCCGGTCGCGGAAGGTGTCGCGGTTCATGGCCACGTTCAGGCCCGGCCGGATCGCCTGCGGCACCGGGTCGAAGGCCAGCTGGTCAATGATGTCGTGGGCGATGCGCGTGGCCGCCTTCTTGCCCGTGTCCTGGCCGCGGATGTACCGCATGATGCGCTCGGGCACAGTGGCGAACGCCACGCCCAGCTCAAACGGCTTCGGCAGCCGGAAGTGCTCGCCGCGGATCCAGAAGTGCCAGTAGTTGTCCTTGTCCCAGTCTGGCAGTTCCTCGTACTCGGGGTTGTCGGCGTTCGCCCACGCCAGCGCCAGGCTCGCGGCCACCATCAACATGCCGTAGGCGGCCAGCCGCTTCGGGTTCGCCCGGCCCAGCCGGTACAGGCCCTGCACGCGCGCGTTGAAGAACGGAAGCACGTCCGCCATGAACTGGTAGACGGGGCTGCTGCCGCGCAGGGTGAAGTCCATCAGGTCCTTGGCCTCGTAGGCGGCCGCCGTGCCACCCTTTCCGGCCTTGGCCGCGGCCTCGTAGACGGCCTCGCGGTTGGCGTTCTCCACGGCCTCGCCCACATGGCGGTAGTGCTCCCACCACCTGGCGGGCGTGTCGATCACCGTGCCCATGAACCCCTCGACGGTGGCGGCATTGAACCCGCGCCGTCGCAGCGCCCGGCGGATGGCAGCGCCAGTGCCGGCCGGGTCGCCGGCGTTCACCTGACCCGATTGGAAGCTGGCGCCGGCAAACAGCATGGCCTCCCCGGCTCCAGTCTCCGTGTAGGACTTGACGATGCCGGACACGGACTTGCCTGGTGAGAAGCCGTCCCGGCCGACCAGCTGCGCCGCAGCGGTGTCGCGCACGAAGTTGCGGATCCAGAACGGCGGCGCGGCCGTGACACCGGCCGTGAGGAAGCGCTTGAACGCGCGCAGCACGCCCAGGCCAGGGAAGTCGAACGGCACGAAGCTGGTCAGCGCCTTCAGCAGCAGCGGGTCGTTGACGCGGTAGTAGCGCGGGTGCCCGTCCACCATCACCCGCACGATGTCGGGGTCGGCCGGCGGCTGCATCGCCCACATCTTGGCCATGCCGGCGAAGGCGGTGTCGGGGATGATGTCCATCACCACGTCCGGCGTGCCGGCGTCGCGGAGCACCTTCTTCACCTGGCCGGCCGGCACCAGTTCCTTGCTGAACGTCATGCCCTCGCGCGTGACCACATCCGACCCCGCCTGCTCCAGCAGGTGCACGGTCTTGGCGATGGCGCGGTTCTTCAGCGAGGCGTCGATGAGCCGGCTGAAGTTCATGATGATGTTCTCCATCGGGTCGTTCAGCGCCGACTCGCCGCCTTTCAGCGTGCGAATCCCAGAACTCTGCCCGGCCAGGCCTTTGCGGCCGGTCGGGCTGAACACCGCCTCCTGGTCGATCTTCCGGTAGAAGGGGATGTAGTCGGCGTTGTCCCAGACCTTGCGGGCCTCGCCATCGATCAGGCCGGCATGCTCGGCGATGTCGAGCACGCTGCGCTTGAAGGCCGCGTACTCCAGCGCCGCTGCCCGAAACTTCGCCTCCTTGCCCTTGGCCAGGTCCTGCAGGGTCTGGATCTGCGCCGGCGTGAGGTTGCGCTCGCGGCCCTCCTTGGCCAGGCGCGCGGCGCGGTTTCCGATCATCCAGCCGAAGAAGTCGTTCAGGTCCTCGCCCAGCGGCGCCAGGATGTCCAGCAGACCCCGGGTGCCTGGGATCTTCACCAGGTGCTGGCCGTTGTCCGCCCACGCCGCCTGTCA